ATATGTAGTATCAGCGCCATCGGCTGTTGGAGCACGAATTGCTCCTTGGCCAATAGCAGAGGATAGCGCGATATTCCCCATGATGTGAAGCCTTTCCAAAGGGCTGCTCGTTCCGATGCCAACGTTGCCGTTATCCAACATCGTAACCAATGCGGTCCCGGAACTGTTTTGAGTTTGGAATGTGGGATCTGTGCCTGTTCCATCTCCCTTGACGACCAATTTTGCATCAAATGATTCGGTCCCAATGCCTACCTTTTCAGTATCCCAATCAAACGCAATAACCGGGCTGATGGTGCCGTGGGAGTAAAGGCCTGGGCCATAGGATTCTGTGCCGTATTGCTGTGTCTCGATCCTGAATATTCGATCCGCCCCATTTCGGATCTGTACCCGCGTTCCGCCGGTCCCCTCTTCCGGAGCCATGCGGATAACAGTATCGCAGTTTCCGGGCGCCCGCATGTGGAGCATTTGGGGAGCATGATTATAGCTCGCACCGTCATAAAAAAAATAGTCGCTTCCGGAGTTCCAGTCGGGTACAGTTCCAGCGTCCTCTGCCCCCTTGGCGAAATTGATTTCAAACGTGTTGCCGCCCACGCCCCCCTCCGCGAGATTGAATCCCATGTAAGCGCACATATCCGAAGCGTCATTCCCACTGTCTCGTCCGGACCAGGTGTTATCTGGATAATTAAATTTCGTGTTATAGGAGAGCACCCAACTCCTCTCCCATCCGTTAAATGTCTGGTACCAATTTCCGTATTTGGTTTCGCCTCCCTTCCACGTAATCACCGGGGCCTGGGTATATCCAGCGTCTGGAAGGGATGCTACGCTCGGAATTTCAAAGATCAAGCCTTCGTCATAATCCGCTGTTTTAATGTGCAGGTGCCCGGTAGGCGAGGATTGACCGATGCCCACATTTCCTTCGATAATCGCCCCGTTTGAAGGTGCGGCCGTGGTGCCTGAATACGTTGCGCCAATGGCGACGCCGCCCTCAACGTCGAGCTTTGAGGCTGGGGTAGCGGTCCCGATCCCCACTACTCCATTAACGATCAACCCATCGGCGGGCGGAGTGTTTGACCCGGCGAAAGTGCTTCCAATAGCCATACCGCCGTTATTGACGATGGCGGTTACTACTGCACCTTCCCACAGCTTGACGGGATCTCCATAAACTCCAAACTCTTTATATGTGGAAGTTCCGTGGTCGTAAGCCCCTACATATCCGACGTTGCTGCCATAAGTCAAAGTCGCACCTGCTCCGGATGCAGGAGCACTTGATCCTGTGGCCCGGATCATGCCACTAACGTCGAGCTTTGATTGAGGAGAGGATGTGCCAATCCCAGTATTCCCACCGTCCGCTATAAGCATTCCCGCAGCGCCTGAGTCATCATAGAGCTTGAGGCCCCCTGAATCCCGGGCGCGAATCTCGTCTGTGCCGATATACATACTGTCATTTTGCGTCCACGATTGTTCTCGTACTGCTGCGGTCAGCCCGTCCGGCGTTACGCACCGGCCTGTATCGGTCCCGGTTTGGCATTCAGCATTGGTGGCAAGTTCAACCACGCCGGTGGCTGACGTGGTGGCATCCTGTTTGAGTGCCCCGAATGCTGCCGAGGCCGTGGTTTGACCTGTACCACCCTGGTCAACAGGGACGGTGCCGGAAGAAGTGAGGTTTTTAGATGCATCCGTGAAAACAGGCTTGGAGGCGGTAAGGGAGGTAAGTCTCACAGCTGACCCATCCGTGTAAAGAGGACTACTTGCCATTGTATCCGCATCAAGGTAATAGGCCAGATATCCAGCCGTGCCGTTGCCGTCCAGTAAAGTGCCAGGCGTCCACACGTCCGGGTCTATCTCGTCGGTCTTGAAATACCCGGATGAGTCAAGGACCATGACGCTGTTGCCTGTACCTGCGCCGATGCTTGGGGCATAAATTGTCGAGGAAAACTTTGCTGTTCCGACAACATCCAGGTATGCGGTAGGGCTACTTGTACCTATCCCCACATAGCCGCCGTATGGATTTAAATACAAATTCCGAGCAACATCGCTGCCATCAATAGCCTGAATAACAGCGCCATTTGCATCGGCAGCTAACACGATCTTTCTATTTGGGTTGCCTATTCGCAGACGATCATCAACATCGCTAAGGCCACCGTAATAATTTGTCAGGATATCCAGCTTCCCTATCGGACTCATCCCAATCCCGACTTTTCCTTCTTTTAGATACAGCGTATTGGCGACAGCGCCACTCTCGACGCTTGTAAAAGGCGCGACGGAATTTTGATTCAGCGAAAAATTTGCTCCCGGAGTTATGCTTGGAACAACAAGACCTGCAAACTCCGGCGAATCCTTCGGCCCCAGGTCCTGGCCGAAATACGCCCCGGACCGGAACGGAATGACGAAAGTGCTCAATAAAACCGCTATGTAAAGCCACTTGCTGCGTTTCATGGCTGATCTCTCCTTTAAATGATCGATAGATTCGTTCCGTTGCTATATAGAGTCCGCGCCCCGTTGTCGTTGTGAATCGTGATGGACGCTGCGCCATCGATGGTTTCAACTCCTTCGGTCGAGATGGTAATGTTATACGTTCCGGCACTGCCTGATTCATCCTTGATGATAAATCGCCGCCCGGCCACGGCGATATCCGCAGAACTAATCTGATATTCTCTTGGCGCATTAAGAATGGTGAACGCTACGATAAAATCCGTGGTCAGCTCTGTGTTGATCCGGTCTTCGTCAACGACAGCCACATAGCCGCGATCGCTTTCCATCACCGCGCCCGCTGCGGCGACATTGGCAGCGTCGGTTACGTCGGCGCCCTCTTCGATGCCCGCTAATTTGCTCTTCTCCGCATCCGTATAGGCGTTTGTATCCTCTTCCGCCTCATACAGTGACTTAATCTCAGCCCCGGTCTGATCGGCCGTGGCGCCCTCTTCGATGCCGTCAAGCTTGGCGATCTGTGTTGCAGTGGCCAGGCCTTTCTGCGCAGCGGTGGCATCCTGGATATCGTCCGTGCCGTCGGTATGATTTGACGCATGAGCCTCAAGGACATATAAATTATACAGCGTGTCAAAATACGTCTTGAGCGTTGCCTTGAGATTCGCCCACGTCAGCTTCTTGAGGACATTGCTGGCCGCACTATCGATCAAGCCAACTTCATCCGCATCAACCGGAGTGGTCTTTCCTGATACGCCATGGATGCTTGATGCTATATTTACGGCATCTGTGACATCAGCCCCTGTCTCAATTCCAGAGAGCTTGCTCTTTTCAGCGTCTGTGAAAGCATTCGTATTGGCTTCTGCTTCGTAGAGAGCCTTTATCTCTGCCCCGGTAGGCAAGGGCCGAATGTTGGTCAGTATCCACCTGAGCGCTCCATCGTAGGCCACGCCCTCGCTTTGCCAATCCGGCTTGATTACATCCGGCGAGTCTTCATCCAGTCCCGAATCCGCATCGGCAATGTAATGGTAAACCGCGTCGCCCTGCACAAACACGATGGCAACGTACCTGTCAGCAATGCCCGGATCGTCTCCAACGGCATCCACATAGACCGCATCCAGGGCACCCGAGCCACCCCCCGTGAGAGCCGTAGCGCCTATGGCGTAGATATCAGCCATCGGCTACGACACCGCTACCAGGGCTTCAATGGTGAATTCTGCACGGGCCTTCAAGGGAAGGCCGATTCCATAATCTGAAGTATAGATTGCCTCGACGGTTAAAATTCGCTTATTGGTCACGCCCGATATGATTGCGAGGTCGTCACCCGAAAGAACGATGTTGATCGAAGCGGCAGGTATGGCTACGCTCACGTCCTCCCGGGAATTAACGACGGTTCCGGACACATCGGTCAGCGTCCACGTAATCGTCGTAGGAATAAGATCGTCGCCATCCTCGTCAGTAAAAGCAACCGTCACAATATAGGTAGATTTTTCAATCGCATTTTCAAGAGCTGTGGCAGCCATCGAAGCACCTCGCATCAAATGTCATGGTTGGTTGAAGGATTGAAATTTCGCATCCGGCACATATTCGAGAAAAAGTCATGGAAGAGAGTGATGAATTAAGAAAGCTCATAGTCGCTTGCTTGGCTGATAGGGCCGCAGAAGCCTTAAGTTCCGATGGCGTACTTGCTGCAATTGAATGAGCCGTAAACACCATGGCCGCCTGAACATTGCCGAATGCCATGTCCGCTGCTACTGTGCTTATCGCTACTCCTGCCAAGGCATGCAAAGCCATGCTGACAACGGGATAGGCTGCGCTGAACGCCATGGCAGGCTGCGAGGCCGCAAAGCACATAGCGCCGACGACCGCGGCATAAAGGTTTAAATCGTGCCAGGTAAAGGCGTTTCGATCATGCCAGGTGAATGCATTTCGATCATGCCAATTAAAGAGAGACATTCAGGCTGCTCCCGAGTTCACTTTCTCAATCGCAATAAGCCCTTCGATGCAGACCACCACTCAATCAAGAGCGTCACGATCCGGTCGTCGTGGACTGTTTTTGTTTTTTTGGCGATAACTTTCAGGGCACCGAATATTGCAGGGATAATCAGCAAATTCAGCACCCATGAAAGCCACCACCAGTTTGCAGCGAGCCAGATCATCAGTCGCCGCTGTAGGGCTGGATCAGCCCGGCTGCCCCGTCGCACGCTGCGAGGATCCGGTCGTCATAGATGTGGGTCGGATCGTCGATCTTTTCGATCAGCAAGGACCGAAGATACGATTTGTAAAGCATGCCAAGGGCCGATGCACCCATGGATTCCATGCTGCCTACATTGGTGTTAGGGGTTAGTTGCGCCATGATTTATTCTCCTTTGTGATGGGTTGGGTTTGAAAACCAGGCCTCATATTCGGCCTGTCGTTTGCGTGCTTCGGCCAGGCGTTGGTCGATATCGCTTTTGCGCGGCCCCCGGATCTTGCGCCACAGGCGAAGGCATGCTGTGATGTTGATTTTAAAATGCCATCCGTCGCGCGGGCCGTAGCCGTATTCGTCAAGCATCGGTCGGTGCCTCAATTACCATCAGTGGTCCACATTCCACCATGCGTTTTTACAGGGTCTACTGTAAACATCGTATCGTCGTCCACGACGATACCTAAATCAGATGATTCTTCTTTCACAACCAACTCCGATGGAAACGGCTTCCCTTCCATCACGCTTTTTACGATGTAGTCAACATCGATTTTGGAAAGTCCATTGAATTTGATGGTCACTAAATACGTTTTGTCTTCTGCCATTGCGTTCGGTAAACAAAAACACAACACGATTGCCGCGATAATCAATACTTTATTCATGATATTCTCCTTCCTTTGCAAACTGGTGATCTCCCACTTTTTTCAGCCAGGTGAGCTTCGGTGCCCACTTTGGAGTTGCAATGTCCGGGTTCCAGTAATGCGTGGCGCCGCCGGTGATATCGCCGATATAGTTATCCAGCACGCCCCAGGCGGCATAGTAGCACTCTCGCCAGTAGAGGTGATGCCGGCGGGTGAAGAAGATCTCATGCCGGAACAGGGCCTGGTTAAAGCAACTGAAGTGCGCCCGCTTGCAAAGGACGCCCTCATATGTGTTGGGCCATCTCCTTGGATCGTTAACCCGGTTGCGGACCACGCAAGCCACGGCCTGCTTCCCCTCAAGCGGCTGTTGGGCCGCCTCGCCCACGACGCAAGCTGTGAGAGATGCCAGCGGACCCATGGCCTTGATGCAGGCATAGATCTCGGCCTGGGTCCAGGGAGTGTCTTTAGTAAGTAGGGTCTGGATCATGATCCACCCCCACTGTCGTTACATCGAGAACCGGTTTGTTGCCGCAACTGCTGCTTGATGATCTCCACGTCCAGCTTGATATCGCCCATCTTTTCAGTGATGTTTTCCTGGGACCGCATCAAGGCCGAAAGTAAATGGTCCTGATTGTAAAACAGCACCCCGATTACCAGGCTGATCACTGCAATGGATATGCTCAAGGCCGAGACAAACGCCTTTGTGGAGATCCTGCATTCAATGGCCCTCCACATCCGCGTGATTGTTTTTTCTCGTTCGTACTGGGTGATTTTGATGTGGTCCACAGCTTCCATGAGTCCGGCGTGGCCTTTACATATTCCGTTTGGCGGGGGTGTGTTTTCGGGTGGCATGGGGTCTCCTGGATACGTCCTTATTTCTTATAGAAATGGATATAATCAAGAACCATTTTACCGGCATTTCTGATTGCCAGGGTTATGCCTCCAAGTGGCAAAACAACCCCGGCAGCAGCTAAGTCGATGTCATGAGTGCCAGGTCCAAGGTCTATTATCAACGGGTTTTCAAGGGTCCCACTGAATTTGTATAAAATTGCATCATCATCCGTAAGAAATGAAATTCCAACAAAACCATCTGATTCATAGGTGGAACAATAGCCGCCACCTGTAGCCACGTCGCATTTCACGATCGCATGATCTACGTCCAATCGTGGATCAAGTGGGCATACAATATTTGTTTGAAGACACTGATCTAAGTGTTCATATGTTAGCAACCCGTCTTCTACCGAGACATTTGTAATTGAGAACGGATCATATAAAACCCATGGATTTTTCGAGTTTATGTCCGGCCCATCCCACGGTTCCCACCAACACGCCTTCGGCTCCTCCTTGAACCCGATCACCTTCGCCCCGCTCCATTCATTCCCTTCAAACTCGACTAACACCTCATCGCCCACCTCGAAGGCTGCGCTGTTGCAGCTCATGTATTCGATGGGGACAGATGAGAGAGAACCGGACTGATTCACGCTCGTCCCATCCACATCCACCGCATATTCATCCTCAAGACTCACACCACATGTATCGAGTTCGTAATCAATCTCGGTAATCGTTCCCCACCGGTACGTCGGCATCCACTTCTGCCAACCACTCCTCATGGCCCAATTCCAAAAGACATGCGGAGCGCCCGTGGCAATGGCGGGGACCAGCTTACCGTCCCGGGTCTCATCGTAGACGGCGTTGTCCTCATAACCCGGCTGGATGTTGTATCCGTTCTCCCGCTGGCCTGCCACTTCGCAAATGCCTACGTTTCCGGAAAGATCTTCGGTAAGATCCGCGCACCATATGCTAACGGTTGGATTTTCCGGAACGTTCGAGGGATCTTGAAGATATTCGATTCTCTTTTGCACCGCGGTTGCCTTGAGCTCGACAATACTCCTTTCAAGCCCTGCATCCATGCCGGCGGCCTGGGCATCGAGGGCAGCCTTTTGGGCTTGCAGGCGTGCGATCTCCGTGTCGACCGATCCAGTTTCGAGTTGGATCTCGACAGAGTATAGCCCGTCCGGCCCACCGCCACTGATAATGCCTTTGCCCATAAGACTTTCCATTCTCTACGTTATCATTGTTTACGGATTCAACGTCCCTGCTATAGCGCCAGATGGAGTTATCGATACGGAAATCGTCATATCAGTTGTCGGATCAATGGCTCCAAGCACATACTCTGACGCAAAATATCTTCCCAATGGATCGCTAAACGTTAGATACGAATAGTAGTAAGCTTTCTCGATAGCGCCCAACGAAAAAGCTCCAGATACATCCGTTCTTGCAGTAAATAATAATTCCGTATCGGCTCCTATATATTCCTTCGCGTACAATTTTACGATAATGCCTAAAAGATCAGTCACGTCAGGATCCTCCTCTTCATCCGGTTCTTCAGGTTCCGCTGCAAGACCCCTTACTTCCATAGTCTGCTGAAGAACGTCAACGATATATTGAATTTCATCGACAACAAATGTCGTTTCACCATCAACTACCGTATCGCCGGGGTTAAGATAGAGGCTTGGAATGGAGCAGCGATAACGGTATTGACCATTTAAAAATTGCGTGTAAACCAAATCCTGCATGGTGAGGCTTTTGGCTGCACCTGACGCGACTTGCTGATAGCCAACCAAAGTGATGGATGAATTTAAAGGCCCTTCATCAATGCGGGGATCTTCAAGGTGAACCGAAATCAATGTGTTCCGGTAGGCGACTTCGCCATTCAGCTCGTAAATCATATCCACTTTAATATCGCCATTCGACCGGGCGTTAATGGCATCCGTGTACGTGAGGTCTTTAATGACAACGCTGAGATAACTTGGAGATCCGGATCGACGACGACACTGAAAAGACTTAATAGGAATTTCAATATCGGTTTCTCCGTCTGCATCACCTGTGAGGGTAAAGAGGTATCGGCGAACTGTCTTTGAATAATTGGCGAGCAGCCAAAGCGACCATGCGGCCCCATCCCAGATGGCGGCGTCATAGGTGGCCAGGGTAAAGGCCTTGGCTTCGGCTTCAACGTCAATATCATAGCTGATGAGGGCATCGGGCGCAGTCAGGGTTAAAGACGCACAAGTGCAGCGGATGATATACTCCCAAGTCACCTCAGCATTATGAACCGCGATGGTTAAGGGCACTACCGCGGCGTCGACTTCGATCAAAAACACAACAGAAGCCGCATTGGGAGTCAGAGTCAGGGATGCGCAGGCAGCTAAGAGATTGACATTATGAACGATTACGGCTGCATTTGAGGTAATTGTCAGGGAAACACATGCAGCGTTGACTTGAGCACCGAATCCAACTTGAGCAGCCTGGGCGGCAATGGATAGGGAAACGCAAGTGGCTTGAATGTCAAGATCATAGCTGATCGTTGCAGCATTTGGAGTGAGGGTGAGGGATACGCAGTCGGCAGAGACTTCAACGGATTCGGACCATTCCACATATAGCCCCGGCGGGTCCGATCCTCCATTGTAATCGATTGAATTTAACGACCGGTCAGCGTTTGCCGTGCTGCCGTCATCCTTCACCACTACCATGACAGCCTGGCCGCTGGCCCATCCTACGCGGTCGATAATGTCTTGCAGGATAGATGTCAGATCCGGGCTGTCATAATCGGTCCCGGCGGTCCAGGCAGCGACAGAATCCCATGCGACGGCTGCGGTCAGGGCCAGGGCGCCCGCTTCCGTGTTGTCGGTTGGAGCTACGGCATCGTCAACATCGTTAAAATAGGCATTGGCATAGACCGTCGTTCCACTTTCATCTAAAGCGGCCCGGCCTGTCAGGTATGCATTTGTAATTATTGACCCTGCAGGGATGGTTACGTTGGGGAATCGAATAAAGCAATGGCGTGCGGTTCCTCCAGGTGCGCCAAACGTAAAATAGGCGACGTTGTTATCGAAACCTCCATTGCCGAAAGCTCCGTCGTCTCCCGATACGCCTGGGTAAAAAGTTGTGGTAGGCATTTCACCCTACTCCCCACCCTTACGCCATTTATGAAATGGTAAGGATCCCGCTGGCATTCCAAGTTATCGTGAGGTCCCCACCACTCATATCCACCGGGCCACCCAGGTCTACGAAAGCAAGCGCATCATGCCCCGCATCCGTGTAGTTATAGATAATCCCCCAGTAGGCGTCCACATCGTTTCCCACGTCCTGCGCCCATGTAGGATTTGTGGCACTGTCGAAGGTCATAACGCCTGCGGCTTCAGTTACGAGATCGGCCAATGTACCGAGGTCTATTCCGCCGGCCACGTAAGTTCCCCCAGCGCCGACTTCCGTAAAATCACCCAGAGTAGGCGTTGCGGTATCCGCTGCAGGGGTTGTCGTATCGTCACAGATTGCGCAGTAAAAATGGTCCGTGCTGGCCCAGTCGCCGTCCAGCATTTTGGCCAGGGCCTCTTCAAAAACCGTTACATCGCCTCGTGCCATGATCTTCTCTCCTTATGCTGAAAGTTTTTCCTTGATTCCCAAGTTGAACGTTGCGATTCCGCTGCCCCTGACCCTTAAACTCAGAGGTGAAACTAAAAACACCCCTTCCCAAATGGCGAGGGTCAATTCCGTGTTGTTTTCAAGCAAATTCTTCAAGGTTGCCGCTACGGTTTCGGACACGATTGCTTTAACCTGGTATTGCCGGTCTGAAGCCGTGAATCCCTGGTCTGAAAAAGTCACGCCCTGGTCCAGCGTCTTGGCGATGGACACCCTTCGCTCGCCCGAATAAAGGGCCGGGTCAATGAGTTCAAGGACTACCGGCATGTTTGCGTCGGACGTAGTTTTTGAAAGAATTGCAATCATGATTTATCGCCTTGCACGTTAAACATTGAGAAGAAATTCAGCTTGGTCTTGAACGGCCCGCGTCTTGATCTTATCGAGAATATCCCACATGACTTGTTCGATGTCGGGCTCCGCCTGGTCTGCGCTGATATTGATGGTTGTATCCTGGTACTCCTCGTCGGCGGCCCCTGAAGCGAGGTCTTCTATCTCCTCCTTCAGGTCTTCAAGGATTGTAGAAACCTCATCGATACCACGAAAAGTTATGTCTATGCTTTCAGCCATGATTCTTTAAACCCCTACCCTGATTTCTGAAATACATATTCGGCGCCGCCATTGATCGATTTCATTTCCAGGCACGAAAGAATGCGAATCAAGATAGCCTGGAGTGCCATGTCGAGGGATCCGGTTTCCACCTTGATTTCCGGAAACGTATCTTCATTGTCCGGATCCGAAGCCAACGGCGTCGGCGGCATTAAAAAAGTGAATTCGATATTTTTTGCGTATTTAGCCATTGATCAATTAAACGTGCCCGGTAAAATCACTTTCGCTGTCTGAGGCCTGCGCCTGAATCTCCTCTAAAGCATCCATCAAAAATTCTTCGATGGCATTCTCGGCTCCAAATGAAGATATGATAATCTCAGGAGGTCGATCTGAGCGATCTTCTTCCTCGCCTTCTCTCTTGAGATCGTCTATCTTGTCTTCAATATCGGAAATCATTGTTGAGATTGCGTCACCACCTTGAAAAGAGATCGTAAACGTCTCGCTCATGAAATCAACCCACCTCAAAGGTATATCTGGCCCCGCGTGCGATGGACTCGGCTCGAAGGATCGACATCAACCTCAAGACAAGCGGCTGAATAATCGTCTCGACCTCTGAGATATTCAGCTTAACGACCGGCCACGTGGATTCGTCGTCTTCACCGTCCTCTTCGGGCTCGGCTTCGACGAAGGATAATTCAATTTCCAAAGGCTCTAAGGCCATTCGCTGTCTCCTTATGAAGCAAACCGTACCGATGGAAATTTCGCAATTACTACGCATCCAATGGAAATCGGCCCCGTTTGAGGGAATGAAGACAGGAACCGAAGTGTTCCCAGGGTCAATATGTATGGGGCACCTGCCGCATCCGGATAGAATTTGAAAATCAGATTCTGTCCATTTAAGGCAATCAGGGCATCACTGATGCCGTCCACCAGTTCAGCCTTGAATGTTGAAGATTGAAGGCTTTCAGTTTTATAGCCGAGCATTTTGTCGAATCGCTGAGCATGCTTTTGTAAAGATTGCGTATCCGCCGGAACAAACCCGTTAGACTCGATTGCGGTGAAGGTCGGCGTGTAATACTTAATGTAGACCCCCTTGCAGACCCCTCCGGTGTGGGAGGCGTCCAGGGCGCTGTAGAATTCAATGTGCGCATACTTCCGGGACGTCGTGGAAGCCAGGATCCCATAGCCAAGGTTGTTCGGTCGCCGGTAAAGGGGATAGTCCGCGCGTTCCTGGTGTGTGCCGGTAGTTTGGAAGATCTCGGATGATGTGATGGCGGCGCTTACCTGGCTGTCCGTTTTAACCTGGCCAATTTCAATAGACCCAATGGGAATATAGGGAGGGCCCCCTGCCGCGCCGCGGGTCGTTGAAAAACTGGTTCCCTCCGTCCCCTTGACGGCTGAGACCGTGGTGCCGGTCAGGATAATGGAGTTGATCGCGTGGGTGGAAACAGTGGCCCGGGTGATGGTCGTAGTCGTTGCGGAAACTGATTTAAGCACCCCTGCAAGCCATGCAGTGAAGGCGATACTGTCCACCTCGTCGCTGCCGGACCCTGCCGTAAGGATATCCACGCCGGTAATAATGCCGTCCGGCCGCACATCCGGCGCGTAGCCCGATCTATCGCTCCAGACGTTACCGGTTACGGTGAAGACCGTGTGGTCCCCCGAATCCGTCATGGCTGCAAAGTCAACCAGGGCCTGAGCGCTTTCGTATTCAATTTTGGCGTTTGGCGAATGTCCCATCAGATATTGTCCGTATCATGAATGTATTCAACGTTGTAGACCATATCAAACCGATAAAATGGTTCAAAGAATAGAGTTTCCCTCATTGGAATGACTGTCACAGCTTCTGCAAGGCCGTTGACCGTTGGATCGGCATAGAGCCCATCCCAAATATCCTCGGCGACAGATGAAAGAGCCGTATCCGGATTGGATTTGTCGAGACCGTAGGTGCGGAGATTGATTGACAGGATCGAACGGACCTTGCTCGACTGGCCTGACTCTCTTAAAGTGATATATCCTCCATCCTTCGGGACCGGGAGGCCCGCTGTCATAAAGACAACGGGGAAGGAAGGGAAAGGGGTCCCCTTAAGCTCTGTGAAGGAAGCGATTACCTTGCGCTTAACGGACCCAACTGCGGTTACCGCTTCGAGGATTGCCTTGACCTGAACGAGGATTTGCTCCCTGGTACTATTGACTGCCATCAGTAGCTGTAATCCCCCGTGATGATTTCGACCAAATTCTGTTTACCGCCGAACACCTTCACTGCCGTTTCAAGGGAGTAGCCTCGCTTTCGCGCCCAGTCTGTCATGATCTCATCGGCGGTCTTTCCGGTTTTCTCTTGAAGCTCCTTCATTTTTTGCCTTGCCTTATCCCGCTGCTGTTTCTCTTCTTCCTTACGGATGGCCTCTAATGCCTTTAAAATCAACTCTCTCCGGTAAGCCCCAAAAACACTTGATTCTCGTAGCTGCTTATTGATGTTGGCAACCTTTGCATGCATTTGCTGCGCAGCTGCCAAAAACGAACCCTTGTTTGACGTGTAGGTGACACTGACAACCGGTCTGACGCTTCCAGCCATGCCCGCTCACCCTACCAGGCTGTTGATGACGTCAAAGACAATTTCCTTCACCATGTCATTCACGTCCGTTTCAGAAAGCCCCATGAATTTACGCACAGGATTGTTTCCCTGTCCTTGCTGATGATAAGACGCCTTTCCCGATGAACACGTGATGGTGGCTGAATCACCCGAAGCGCTGTATTCAATCGATCCAAGCATCTCCCCTGTGTCGTACAGGTTGACATTTCCGCTTTTCCGATAAGAGTCGCTGTAAGGAGCAAAGGGCGAACCGTACATATCCTTACCAAGCAAGGTCCGATTCACAATCCGATTAGCCGCAAATGCCCCCGCAGCGTCAGAAAGATTCCCTGAATCAAGCACGGCATCTACCGCCTCCAATACATCCACGGTTTCTTGAGCGTCTATGTTGACTCTTACGATCATCCGTCACACCCGCTTCACACGCCTGCCGGTTATTGAGTGAGACTTCTCCCATGTGTCGATTGCAGCGCTTTCATCCCAATCGTAATCAAGGCCCTTTTCAATGACCCGCTTAAACTCCTGATCATACATTGCCTCCCAGTAGTTACGCTGCTGACCATAGGCGTCCTGCTCCATGGTGGTATCCTGGGCAAGGTAACGATAGATTAGAAAGAGGGTTTTGTAGCAGGAGAGATCTAAGAGCTGCGTGGCGGAGTTCAAGAGAAGTGTTACGTCGAAAGGAGTATATCGCCAATCGTACCCGGCGCTCGCCGCGGCCTGGCGATACCATTTCACTTCAAGGTCTTCATCGATTTTGGTCTTTGCTGTATCATGGAAATCGGACCAGTCATCGACGCCAAGACTCATGATTGTGGAACGGACCTTCAGGAGATCCGCGTCCGTACTGTAGGCCATAATGTCCTCCAATTCTCAACATTTGACAGGCGAATCCTTATCCTTTATCGGTTTTTGGAGGACGGCCGCGCCTCGACTGCCTTGCATTTTCAGGCTCAGTTTCTCCGGATTCCGACTGCTGCCCTTCATCCTCGGATTCAATTTCTTCCGGTTCTGATTGTTCCGGCCGGGAAATGCTTTCTTGCGCAGCTTCGACAAAAACCCGGTGAACGCCTTCCTTGAAATCACCTTCATTGATGATCATGTAGCCGAGCTTGGTATCGGCTTTGATTTTGATGGTCGGAAGTCGCATGGATCATTCTCCTTTTTTAAGTTCCAGGCCCGCCTTGGCGGAAGACAGGCCCGGAGGGAAAAAGGTTGATGTTGAGGAGGAGGAAAAGATGAAGCCCGCATGGGGGCGCAAGTTAATCGTTATGAAACCTACGGTAGCACGGCCACAATGCCTGAATAGTTCTCGGCCCAGCCGTTGGTTGATCCAGCGTCCACAAAAGGATTATTTCCCGGAGCGTCTTGGCCATCATTGGCCCAATTACCAGCAATCCATCCGTCATCCACACTGGCCCCTAAAGTAATAGCAGAGCCGGTCCCGGTATCAGTGTCAAACTTGATCCGGTTGTTTTCGATTTGTGGATTCGTAACGGCTCCATCCAGCCAAATGGCGGGGGTCGCCGTCCGGCCTACGTCCTGGATAAAGTTGCCTGAGATATTACAATGGGTAGCATTACCGGCTATCCTAATCGCGGAACCAGCTGCAGCGATACCCGCACCATCGGAGCCATAGAAACGGTTATTCTTGACAACCAGGTAAGGAGCTGCGCCGCCGGATGCAACATAAATGCCCTCAAGACAAGGAGCGTCAGCATCGCGGCCAATAACGCAATCATGGATATTAACTCCATAGGCACCGGCTGCAGTGGCAACCGGGAAAGAAATGGCAGGGACGGTCTGATCACCACCGCCGATAACAAGGTTTGCAATTTCAACCCTGTCACCAGTTGCGGCAAACGTAATCCCAGCAACAGCAGTTGAAGGAAAGATTCTGGGATATGCCATTGCACCATTGGTCGAGTTACCAATCAAGTGAACAAAAGACTTGTCCATGGTGATAGTGGTGGCCCCACTGTCTGAGAGGTCAAAGACAAACACCCAATCATCCACAGAATTGCTGCATGCGGCTATTGCTTCCTGAATCGTCTTGAAAGCAGTAGCTGGAGTTGTACCATCACCACTTGAGGTAATATTACCGTCTACCCACCAGAATGCCGCTGGCATACCCTGTGCAGAACCTTCAACGGAACCCATCTGATAAGCCATCTGTGTCCATGCAATGTTGAGAAGGTCTGCGCCGCCGGTCGTTGACCCGGTCACTAATGCCTGCACTTCGGCGGACGTATCCATTGCAGCGGTATCAAGCAGAATGGCATCAATATCGGTATGCGCCAGATCCAACGACGCCTTGATATTGTCATCCTGAGCTGCTCCGCCATATGGTCCAGTAAAATCACCAATGATATCAACCAACGATGTGCTGGCAGGCAAAGGCTGACCTAAAGCCGTACTACCCCCCGAAACAAACGTAGCCAGGGATCCGGCAGTCGGGGTAGCTGGCAACGTCGCACCACTAATGGTGTCAGTATCGGCTAAAGTCGCATCGATGGAAGCTTGAGTGGCCGTAAGGAGATTGACTCCGGTCGCACCCGTGATAATGTCCAAATCATTTTGCAGGGTAGTAATCGTTCCCGGGATGGTGGTTCCGGTATCAACAAGGATCGCATCAATATTGCCATCGTTGACAATCTGCCCGGTCACGAGCTGCTTAATGTAACCCATGATTGAAGTCGTGGTGCCTACGGCTCCGGTTGCGGCTGCATCCGATTTACTGCCAACCACATCGCTCGACGTGTTGTTCGCCGTCGAATCAGCGGTCGGCACATTGGTCCCATAAAGGACCGGAGTGGTAGTTGTGGAAAAAACAGAGACAGGGATGAAACACATGGCCCCGATCAGCATTAGAACAAACGCTGCGGACCCGATCCAAAGCTTTTTCTTCATGTCGATCCTCCTTATTTTCATAGCCGTCCCCGGGTTAAAGGGCGGCCATGAAAAAAGAAAAGTTGAGTTGCCGATTACCCCGCGATCCGGACAGCGTACTGTGGACGAACCAGTTTGGCGCCCCAGAGGGCGTCCAGTTCCCACATGATTTGTTTGTACATCCTGATCACTTCCAGGCGGAAGATCAGCCCCGTAACGGGATCCATCATGGTGTAGCTGTTATTGGGATCGAAGACTTCCTTGAGGGCCTCGTCCGGTGCCCGCATGGCAAGCGCGAATGCGTCCCGATGAAAGGCGAGGTTGACGACGTGGGAATCGACTGTGGTAATGGCCTCTCCGCCAGTCGTTGCAGCTGCAAGGACGGGAGAAATAGGAACCGATGTGTTGGTATTGTGAACGACCGTGGTATCCTCTGTGACGACGTACTGCTGATCGTCTCCGGCGATGGTAAGAATGTCTCCTTCAACGGCCTCCCATGAAGCGCCGACAGCCTTGGCAATGGAAAGGGTAGATGCGCCGGCTGCATTGACGCCATTGACCGTCATGGCTCCGTCGCCGATTGCGCCCCGGGTGTGGGTCGGCACACCATCGTCTGCTGCCCATAGAAACCCAAATTTCATGCCGATCTCGCCAGTCATTTTTTCGTCGCCCGAACCGGTCTTCTCGGCATCAGAGAACTGTGAAAGCCCAAGGGCATTCGCCTCGGCCGTAAAATCCAGCACGCCCCGGCGATTGACCTTGGGACATTTTTGAATGTTGAGAAGTTTTCGTGCCAGGGTCGCGGAAGCAACTTCTACGCCCGCACCGAAGGGTGTGGTTCCAGCCGTCCCAATCAGACCGTAAACGCCAACATATTCGGCAAACACCGTTGTGTTGATGGCCACTGCGAGGGCCTCGAAGGCCGCACTCATTTCCAGAGGGATGAAATCCTTTTGTGCCTCAATCTGGCCGAGTTCCTTGTCGGTCAACCCGAAGCTGGCTTTCTTCCAGTTGCTCAAGGAAATCTGAACGGTCGGAACGGTTACATTCCCGGGGGCTTCAGGATATGCAGCCGGCGCGACATCGGAGGCGCTCAGCTCGGCAGCTACGGGGACATCGATGGTGGCCCCCTTCTTTTTGGTTTCCATTTCATAGTCTGTATTGACGAGACGGGTCATGAGGACCCGCGAACGAAGGGCCAAGAGGCCCCGGGCCAGAATCATCGGAAGAATTGCGGTAAGGGTATTGGAAATGGCCATGTCTATGCCTCCTTTTAATTAAATAGGGTTAATTGATAACGCCTACGTAACTGAGGCATAAACATTGCGTAACTGAATGTTATTGAGAAACTACTACCACTTCTCCTTTTGCGATTTTGTCAATATTCCGAGACGCCGCCGCTTTATCTGAGGAGGCAATGGTTTTCCCGGTAAAAGGTTTGCCTTCCTGGCCACCTCCCGCGCCCGACCCGCCGGGCGTTGTCCTCAGCATTTGATTGGCCTTGGGATGTGAACGAACCAGGATTTCGATGGCCTCCTGCGGATCGGCATACTTGGATCCCTGCAAAGAAAAAATCTTTTCACCGGAATTGTCAACAGCGTAAACAACAGGATCCTCGCCTGGTTTCTCCTCGACGATGAAATTTTTTCCAAATGTGTTGTATCCCATTTCAGGAATGACATACGTCTTTTCGCGAAGGAATTCGCTTTGCTCGAATTGACTTTTTACCATCATGCGATGGAGCTGGTTTTTACTGGCGGCGATGGCCTGATCCCGCGTCTCAACTTCCCTCTGGTGAGCCTTATCCTTCTCCTTAATTCGGCCCTCAAAAAGCTCCGCAACGCCCTGCTTGATCCTTTCGATCTCCTCTGCACTCGGACTCCCCTTCTCCTTGTAACTCTTGACCAACTTCATGGCCTCCTGGGCCTCGGTCAGGAACTCGCCAACGTCCTCGATATCGGAGGCGTCTAAAATGGGTTGCACCTTCTTTTTCAGCTCCGAGTATTTTTGCCGGTGTGTCTTGGCCTCGTTTTTCAACTCACCCAATCTGATGAGGGCCGAATCTCCATTAAAGGGTTCTTCGCGGCCATCCGGATGGGTAAAGACGGGATTTCCATCCTGGATGATAACCTGGCCAGCTTCATCTAACTTCCAAGGCATAACTACCTCTCTTTCTTTGGGATTATCATCCCGAATTTCGTTATTTTTTATACCCGCTTAACACTATTTGAAATTTCTGCTTGCTAATTATGTTGAATATTTTTTATGATTGTCAAGAAAAAAATAATGAATTTCATTATTAAAGGGGAAAAGATGGCGAGAAAACTTGAAGGGAAAATTGAAACAGACACACCACAAGGTGATGTTGAAGGTAAAGATTCTGCAATACTGTTCAAGGGTTACGCCAAAACAGTCAAGATGAAAAAGGAGTTTTTGGCTGAGTATCCTAAGCAGAAATACAAGATGAAAAAAACCGCATACGCCCTTGGCATGACACCCGGGACGGTTACGTCATGGTGCCTGGATGACCAAAAATTCAAGGATGCGTATCTTGAATTGAAAGCGAAGCGTTTCAGGCTGCCACCAAAAGAACTAAGTAGCCGTAATTATGCCAAATATAGCCCCACCACACCCCTGTCCCCTGAAGAAGTTGCCGACCTTAAGGAAGAATTTATAAAGCTCTTCGATCAAAAACAATTTTCCCTCGCGCAATGCTGTAAACAAATCGGCCTGTCTATGGGTTTGGCCCGGAATTGGTTGGCAGGCGATCCAATCTTTAGGAAAGTATATCAGCAAATCGCCAATGAAAAGCGAGGGTTCACTGATGAGGACGGCAACTTTAAGCCAGAAATTAGAGACAAAGCCCAGGCTGGAATACAGGCAGCGCTAGCGGAACGGCAAAACCTATTCCTGAAAACTTACCTGGATACGGCATTCAATATCACCGAAGCATGTAAAGTAACGGGCGTCATGAGATCCACATTCAGATTGTGGCTCAAAAAATATCCCGAATTCGAAGAGCGGTTTTCCGAAGCCTTTGAATCTAAAAAAGATTTCATTGAAGACAAGCTCCTTGAAAACATCAAGGCCAACGATTCCGCCTGCATCATTCATGCATCCAAAACACTCCTGAGAGACAGGGGTTATGGGGAAAAACAGGAAATTGAGATCTCCGGAAAATTCGGCGTGATGGTAGTCCCGGGGAAGGTTGAAGATGTGGCATCCTGGGCCGCCAAGGCGGTCACTCAGCAACGAAGACTAAGGGAAGCGTCTGTCCATGAATTGCATGAATGACGAAAACCAGCCTGAAATCATCTGGGCGCCACAGGAAGGAAGCCAGGAGCTTTTCCTTTCCTGCCCGGTTTATGAGGTCCTCTATGAGGGGACTCGCGGGTGCCAGAAAACCGATTCGCTCCTGATGGATTTCGCCCAGGACACCGGTCAGGGATACGGAAGGGCGTGGCGGGGGATCATTTTCAGGAGGACCTACAAACAACTTGACGACCTTATCGAACGCGCGAAACACTGGTTTTACAGAATATTTCCGGGAATCCGATACAACGAAGCGAAATATGTATGGACCTGGCCGGATGGGGAACAGCTGCTGTTTAGGCATATGCTCAATATTTCGGACTATGAAAACTATCACGGGCATGAATATTCAAGCTATCATAAATGTTTGGTTGAATATTCAAACGGAAAAAAGGTGGAAGCAAGACATGTTAAGGTTGGGGATGTGATCCAAACGCTTGATGGTCCGCATCGCGTCCTAAAGGTATTCCATTATAAGAAGCACGCGATTGAACTTTCATTGTTCGATTCGCATTCGAATTTAATCGGTCGGCAGCTTCAGGGGATATTGCACCCTGTTTTGACCACCGCCGGATGGCAGCGTTTAGGCTTGTCCTGTTTGTCTCAAATTTCGCCGCAATCTTCGTCATGGGAACCCCTATCGAAAGAAGTTGAAAAATTTCTCCTTGGAATTCATCGAGAAATAATAGCTTCTTTCTATTTGATGCTGCAGAATCCTCTGGACGGTTCCATCTCGCGATTGAATCAAGTACAGTTTTCATCCTTACGCCAAATTTTGAACCAATTGCGCGATACGTCATACCGTTATGACGCATTTCCAGGATCTGTTCTCTGTAGGGGTCAAGATAATGAGCAGGTTTTTGCTTCCGAGCCAAATACGGAAAACGCCTTCTCATCGTCCCAATCGAACAGCCAAAATGTTCAGCAACTTGCTTCATTGTGTGCGTCTTCAACAAATCTCTTACTATGGATTCATCAAGTTCGTGCTCGTCTGATCCAATCCATTTTATCTCGTGGTTTTGGCAGATGTTCTTCACGGTTGAGACTGAAATCCCTGTTCGGTCCGCAATCATTTTTCGAGATACAGAGTAATTTTTTGCAGCCTTTCTTATCGTCTCTATCAATGCAGGGTCAAATTGCTTGGAATGATACCTTCTCATGTGCTCAGTTTTTGAGGCAAGAAGCGCTAAGTTCTCTGGACAATTGTCAGCACGAATATGATTCAAATGATGGCATTCTTCTTCGGGTTTTAGGAACCGACCAATTTTCTTTTCCATCAAGAAACGATGTTCAAGAACCTTCCCGTGCGAGTCTGCGTAAGGATGTTCACGACACAAAACAGACCTGTAACCATCGTGGAAATAATTCGAACGCCTATACCCATCCTTACACCCATGAATTTTGTCAAACAACTGTGCCATTGAAACCATATTGTTTTTCTGTTCGAGCATTGCCTGGATCTCCTATACCAATGGTTGACTTCATGATTGAAAAATCCAACCATTATATAACACACTTAATGCCCAATAATCAAGGGCAAAATGGTAGTAATTCTATTCAAGTAGTAAACAGTAATTCTTATATCGCCTTCGAAGAACTCACCAACTGGCCCGACGACAAATGCTACGAAACCATGAAGGCCTGCTGCCGATCCAGCCGCCCCAATATGCCCCGAAAATATCGCGCAAATACAAATCCTTGGGGGGTGGGACGATGCGTTCCTTTCGGTGAAGTTTTAACGCCTGACGGATGGAAAGATATTCGAGATTTCTCAGTAGGAGACGAAGTGTTCACGGTCACCGAAGGAAGGTGGCTAAAAAAAACTAAAGTCGACCAGATGCATGCTGAAGACTTTGAAGGCTATCTTTGCAATGTTGGCATTAGAGGCCTTTCAATGCATTGCACCGAGGATCATAGCGTGGTTGCCCTGCCTACGCCAAAAAAACATCCAGATCACATTAAGCTTTATCCTTTCAGTGAACTTCCTGGCCAAGCATACATTTTGAAATGCGTTAGATATATGCCCGAAGTAACTCTTGATTACTTCGTAGTCCCCACAATAAAAACTCGAAAAAGAAGGATCAAGCAACCAAGCCAAATTCCCTACAAATACTATGCGGAACTCATGGGATGGTGGCTTAGCGAAGGCTGTTGCGTAGATCGAGACAAGGCTTTCGTTATCACTCAAGTAAACATCGAAGGCCAACGGCAAATCGAAAATCTCCTGCAACGTTGTGGATTTAAATATTCTAAAGTAGGCAAAAACTTTACTTGCTATGCTCCGGATTGGTGGGCTTACTTAAAACAATTTGGAAAATGTTATGCCAAATTCATCCCCAAGCCACTAAAGGAAAGCCATTGCTTGAAGCCCCTGTTTAATGCCTTGGTAGATGGGGATGGACACTGGGTTATCCCTGGACGATCGGGACATTTCTATTCTACTTCCCTTAAACTTATTGATGATTTTTCGGAAATTGCCATTAAACTTGGTTTTGCTGTGTCCCACACTTCTCGCCTGAGGAGCGATAGGACAAGAAGGGGCTATTGCGTTCTTTTCAAAACTTTAAAAACTAATTCATGCCAAGTTCTCACGGGAAATCATCGATATAACGTTGCTACGAAAAACGCAAGAAATGCAAATACACAAAAATATTGGTTTAGGGGTAAAATTTATTGCCTTGGGATTAAAGACACCAATACCTTTCTTTTAAGGCAGAATGGTTCGGTTTGGGTTAGTGGAAACTCGTGGGTCAAACGCTACTTCATCGATCCGGCGCCTCCCGGCGCCATTATGACGAACAAACAAGGCGAGCAACGCGTGCGTATCCACGGCACGATCTATGAGAACAAGGCCCTCATGCAGGCCGATCCCGATTACGTCAAGCGCCTCGAATCCATCAAAGACGTCAATAAACGCAAAGCCTGGCTGTTCGGCGACTGGAACGTCGCATCCGGAGGCCCGCTTGAGGATTATTGGGACGAAGCGACCCATGTTGTCGAGCCATTTAAGATCCCCTTTTCCTGGTACGTGGATCGATCCTTTGATTGGGGGTCTGCAAAGCCCTTTTCGGTCGGTTGGTGGGCGCAAAGCGATGGATGTGAGGTAACCCTTACGGGTGGGACAAAGAGAACATTTCCGCGGGGTACGCTGTTTCATATCTATGAGATGTATGGGTGGAACGGGAATGAAAATGAGGGATGCAACAAGCTGGCCACCAAAATTGCCGAGGAGATCAAGGAGGCCGAAGCATCGGAGGATTTCAAGAAGATTGCTGGAGACAACATTGTCCATATCGGACCCGCGGATTCTGCCATCTTCGACGAAGTAAATGGCATGTGTATTGCCAAAGACATGAAGCGAAAAGGAGTGACTTGGGCAAAGGCAAAAAAAGGGCCTGGCAGCCGGAGACAGGGCCTTGAAAAGCTGCGTCGCTACCTGGACAATGCCACCAAATTTCCCATGGAGGAGCCCGGCCTGTTCATATTCTCCAATTGCAGGCATTTTATCCGGACAGTTCCTTCCCTGCCGAGGAGTATAACCAATGTCGAGGATGTCGATACCAATGCCGAAGATCACGCATATGATAGTTGCCGTTATCGCCTGACCGCTAAACGTTACATAAATCGTCAACAGGAAAAATATAGATGAGGAGAGATGCCATGGCTATGACAAAAGAAGAGCTGCTCAAAACGAACAAGGTTTACGACGGCATGAAAGAACACTGGGAATTCTACAAAGCGGCCTACGAGGGCACAAAGGCCCTGATTGAATGGGGCGTCCTCCGTCAATTCGAAGACGACGTTGAAAATTACAAGGCGAGGAAAAAAGCGGCCTTCGGCTTCAATTATTCCCGCAGGATCATTAATGTCATTTCGGACTTTCTGAGCGAGGTGCCTTTCCTTGAAGACCATGGTCCGATTAAGAATTCTGAATCATGGATATTGTTTCTGTCGGATTGCGATTTGTTCGGAACAAATTGGAATAACTATTGGAGCCACAAGAGACGGTGGGTCAGCATTTTCGGCAGCTACGGAATCCTTGTGGATAAGGCAAAGTCTGCATATGATAACGTGGATGAGGAAATCAAACGCGGAATTTACCCCTACATGGCCTCCTACTCTCCACTCCACATCCTTGACTGGAAGTATCAAAGAAACCAGGTGACAAATCGGCCGGAACTCACTTATTTAAAACTGTATGATGATGATGGCACGGTTCGAATATGGACACCAAAAAATTGGGAGGCCTGGAAGATTCCTGAAAAAGAAGATGAGGAACCGTCTCGAGTAGGTGGAGCGTCGCATTCCTTGAGCGGCATACCGTTCGTGTGGATGGGGAATGGCGGCAACAAGGCAAACGTAGCGATGAATCTATCCGGTATCTCAGATATCGCCATGATTGACGCCTCTATGATAAGGGACGCAAGCAATTCCGATGAAATCATCACGAATGCGGCATTCCCGATGCTGGCCCTGCCGAAAGAAGCGGAAACTGAGAGTGGAAACAATAGGGAAGTTAAGGTCGGCGCATCCCGCATTATTGATTTTGATCCCGATAACAGTGGAGCAAAGCCCTTTTGGATGGAATCGAAAGTCCTCGATTCCATCACGGCCATCATCAAGCTTTGGGAGAAAAAAAGTGATGAGATGTACGCCATGGCCAACCTCAGCACCTTGAGGGAGATCGCCAAATCCAAGGAGAGGCGAAGCGGAGATTCGATGAAAGAAACCTTCCGTTTCCTGAATGCTGCGCTGGCTGAAAAGGTGGACAACGAAATAGAGGCGAGGCTTCTTTGCATTAAATATTGGATGGAATGGCAGGGCCTGGAAAATCAATTCAGGGAAGTCACCGTATCCCACGAGAAAAAATTCAACGTGGAGAAGCTGATCCTCACCATTAAAGACGCCATGGAGGCAGGAGAGGCGGTTGATTCAGATACGTTTAAGGCCGAGATCCAGAAGCTGGTCACCAAAAGGACCCTGCCAAACCTGACGGGCAATAAAATGGTTGAGATAGAAAATGAGATAAATCAGAAATTGGGCGTTAAGGAAAAGAACGCCGCTGAAGGATAATCGGATCCGGGTACGGCAAATCAATCAGCAGTCATGAAAACCCGTCTCAGGCATCTCCATCCACGGCTTTAAACAGGGAATTTCCTCCACCTTCCTGCATTTGAGAGGGAATTCCCGTTTTTTATGACCACGCACCCACAGGGCTAAGGTCCAATCCTCCTCCCCGCCCGGCAACATGTCGCATTGCTGAATCGTCATATGGATGGCGTAGGGGGAATCGGAGAAATCCTCAAATAGAAGCTCGACGGCGTCCGATACGTCTCTTTTAATCCACGGACCCCGGGAGAGGATCACGTAGGCGACGCCGTTCAGCTCTTTCAAGATCCCTTGTTGGCTGTCGGGGATGAGGAGGCGGGCGCAGCCGGCATCGGTGGAAAGATAAAAATAGCCGTTTTTGGCGTATTCTGAGTCAAAGAAGTTCGTTTTTGCGATACCAGGACCTTTATTTATTATTTCGAGAATGGGGGTCATTCCTTAACCTTTCATGTAAATGCCGGCCCAAATGCCTTTCAATAATATCCGCTAGGTTCAACCGTTCATTCCAATCATTATCGCCGAAATGATCACAGACGTCACGCAGGCTTGTTATCGCCGCTTCGCGCTCGATAATCCATGAAGCTTTTTTCGCTTCAGGGTCTTCGTAACCTAAATTTTTCAGACACTCCAACAGCATTAATCTCCATGCGGACCGAGATCCGTCAATATACTTCTGTTCTTCTTGTTCGATCGCGTCCATCCTTATTTCCTCGAATCATTGTGTATTTTATGGTCTTCCTCGTTGAGTACTTATCCCGAGATTGATTAGATTGATCGGTCAACAATAATCACAGCTTTCGCCGCAATCAGCGCAAAACCCTTTCCCGTCTTCCGCCGGCTTTCCTGATAGTTTTCTAAGATTTTCAGTGAAAACTATGATTGCAATTTGTATTTCATCGGTCCAATGGGGTGCGCCATCTATTCCATGCACTGAAAATTGCGCTTGTGCCTCACCTTCCTCGTAAACTTCAATACATAAGCGTCCGATCATCGTATTTCCCTTCCGAGCTATTTCTCATCTAAAGCACGGCACACAATCGTTTTAATTCTCTCCTTAAATTCCTGAGACATAATCTTATCATCCGGCATTTCAGCAATCAACTGAAAAAACGACAACATGGCGAACGATGCCGAAATAATCCTTGCCGTCACCACATCCGGCACATACGCAATCGTGCTGCCGTCCTCTTCAAATACCCGATACCAGCCTTGCATGGGCTTGTGCTGGAATTTCTCGATTTGTTTTATTTCGATGATTTCGCCGGTATTGGGGTTGATGAGTTGAGTTGTTTCAGGCTGATTCTCGCAATACTCTGCAATCCATTTCTCACTTCGCGGTTCTGGACAACCACAATGCTCCTCGCAAGTTATACACCAAAAAGGACATTTCTCGTTTTCGCAATTATTTGGCATGGTAGGATATTTCCTAAAATGATTTTCGGTTTGCTTAAGCATGGATATCCTCCTTTGTAAGTTTTCAAACCCCCGGACAATAAGCTATTCTCTTCCCCAACAGTCTAGCCTTTTCAACCTCCCATTTGATGCCGACGCTTTGATCCCATCCTTCTATCATCCCTACCCAAAGTTCATCCGCCCATTCCAGCCACGCGGCATTTTGTTCCTGCCAAAAATCATGCTTACCGGGCAGGCTGCAGCGAGTGGCAATAGGATGAGAATGGGCAATCGGCGAGAACACGATGTGGCCCTGGAGCATGATTTCTCCTGCGAGTCGACAGGCTTTTTGAAAGCGGCGATGTTGAATTGTGGGTTGGGTGTGAGTGTATGGCGTGGCGAGATAAATTTTCATGGCAGGTCCTCCGGGGAAACCCTCAAATTATCCATTTCAAGATGCCCCCGGAAGATGCCTAATGGAGCAAAGTCGCATTTCGGAATGAACCGGTTGGCCTCCTTTTCAGCGGCTTCATCCCGGGCAAGCCGTAGGGCCTCCTCAGCATCGCGTGCGTAGACATGGGCGAGATACGTCTCATTGTCCTTGCCCGTGATATAGCCAGGATAAAGAAGTAGCACGGAGAACGGCAGGATCCTTTCACCCGGCTCCAGGACCTCCCATGTGCCGATCCTGAGATTAAGACCGCACTCGCCACAAATAACATTTCCATGAGGGTCCGTGTCTCCGCATTCCTCCCGGAGACTTTCCTCCCGGGTGATCTCGCCGGCATCGTTGATGGTGACCAGGTATGAACAGAGATCGTGAGTATCGGATTTGAGCTCGAAGGTATCGCAACCACATTGTGAGCAGTTCATGATTTCCCTCCTTTTGCGCTTTTAAGGGCCCGCTCCAATTCAACCAATCGATGGGCCACGTTCGCCGCCCCTTTCAAGTACATGAACACGGCGACCAATGAACCGTCGCGATCGTACAAGGCGAACGCACGGCTATCATGTGGCTCTACTGTGTATCCTGTTCCCTCTGTCGCCTGTTGCTGCCGCTTGGTTTGCCGTCTCGGGTAAAATTTATAACGATGGTTCATCGCAAATCTCCTTTACGTGCAGATTTCAAAGATCAGAGTCGTATCAATTCCATACCTGTATTGACCATGACTCGTATTAACCCGGATTTGAGTTTCCCGGTAGATGAAAACCTCCTTGACCATCAGGCCGTTGAGGTAAACCATGGCCTTGTCGTTCGATGCGATCAGGGGAAGGAGGGCTTCAGGGATATCGCTGAATTTAATGGATTGGCACATGAGGTTGTCCTTTCTTCCCTATACAATCGTTCTGGTTCCGCACTCCGAGCACTCAACTCTATAGGCTCCCAGTAGACCTGTAACCCGGCAGTCCCTGCTCAATTGCGTGTCCGAGTGTATTGTTTCTTTCTTGCAGTATTCGCAGTAGCTTGGGAAAAACTCATCGAGGCGATCATATTCAACTTCGTTATTACCCAATTTTATCATAGTTCTTTTCCTTGAGTATAATTTCGTCAAGTAGATCAACCCCGTATCGCCCAAGGATCCTCTCCAAATTCTGCTTTTGATGGATCGCAATCCAGAGGGGATCCTTTGGTCGTGAAGAAAACCTTTCGGGGTAATCAACGTCTTCTGCAACCGGCTTAAATGGCATAGGGGCTCCTTTCACCAAAGAGATTTCCCTTCCTCATCACATTCCACGATTTCAAACCTGTCTTCCGGAGACATGAATCGACACTGACGAAGCTCTGCCTCTGCGTCTGCAATATTATGGTGTATCTCAACCTCCTCGGACTCGATGTGCATCCAGCTGTCGATTTGGTAATGCTTTTCATTGCTGTTTCGATTCATTGTTCGCTTCCCTTGCTCTTCTTTTCAAGGTCTTTGGTATCCTGGACAGCCTTCAAAGCCGAACAGACATCATCACATTGTACGACCGCGACTGTCGGCAGGTACTGGAGGCCGTGGCCCTTTTTCTGGCCGCGCACGAGGACCTGCGCCCTGAGCCCTGGTTGAATCTCAATCTCGTCTTGGTTTGTGGTGTAATCCTGAAGACAGAGATAAATAGAACGCTGGTTTGAGTTGAGGCATTTGTTGAGTGCATCTCTTATCCTATCTTCCATTCAATTCGGCTCCATTTATTAATATTTATTTCGCGCACCCCGTTTCTGTCCCTTCCTCCTGCTTTTACGGTAGGGTTGATTCCCCTTCCCGTCGGGTCCTGGCAGCGAACCCACACTCTCCCTGCCAGAGGAGAATTATGGGTTTAGATCTCGACCACGGCGACAGGCAGTCATTCACTGACGGATGCGCGAAATTTAAAATATTGTTGACCATGACCCCGGAGTTGCTTTAAATGCCAAGCTGCAATTTTTCTATAAAAAGCCTTACACGTAGAACCTTGCCCGTTAAATGGAATCCTTCGAAACCTTTCACCAATGCAAAGATCATAAATTTCAGCAGCAACCTTGTTGATTTCGGAATTATTCATGCATCCTCAATTTGCCTGTTGTTTGGTCGCCGCCGATTCCCGATCCATTAACCGACAAGCCTCAACCACCTCACAGAAACCATCACATCGACGCCCATCCCAGGATTCCCACGCATCGCATCGAGGCGCCCAATCGTTGGCGAAGGCCTCGTCCACGGCCTGCTGGAGCTGGTCGTAATAATAGAGGACCTCCACGTCATCCATGCGAGGGATGGGAATGAGATAGAGATTCTTGGTAATGCCGCGATTTTTGGCAGTGTAGAGGCCGCCGTCGCGCACCATGACCTGGAGGCGCATTTTTGAAATAGGGAAGCCAGAGTCTTCGAAAAAACAACGGTATCTGTTTAGTTGCAATGCCTCAGCTTTGATATCCGCTCTCTCCGGATTGTATGTGATCACCGTCGTCGTTTTCGGTTTGCCCTTGTTTTTGCCGGATTTCAGTAGAATCGGCGAACCATCCTGGTTTAAGAGCGGTTCCTCCTTCTGGACGAGGCCGAGGCATTTGGCGACTTTGAAACTGCCAAACGTCTTATAGTCCGTAAGTAGATGAAACCGCGGATTCTCCTCGTCAATTTCAAGGAGGTCGGCAGTCCCCTCCATCTGTTCGTCGGATAATTTTTCCTCCGAAAGAACATTCGAGACATAACGCATCGCAGACAGCTTCTGATGCACCGCGGTGCCAAGGATCGACCAGGTGCGGCCCATCGGATCAATGGTATAATCGGTAACTGCTTTTAAATAGATCTGGCGAACTCCGTTGCCGGCAGAAGACGGACTGACTCCATTAAATTCCCTGTCAAAACTGACGGCCTTAAGGTAAGGAATGGCGGCGCAGCGCTTCTTCATGCGGCAGCCATTCAGTTTCAGGCAGTCTGCTATCGGAATGGTTTGTCGATCGGGGCAGATGAAATATTTTGCGGGCATGTTAAATTCTCCTTTCAACTCTGCTTTTTTCGCCATTGCGCCACGACACGATATACATAGTCTCGCGCGATCCTTGTTACCTCAGGATAAGCAACCTCCCGAAGCTGTTTGCCGTTATAATAGAGTGCAAGATCTTCCCTGTCGTAACGAGTTTTCATTGACGCGACAATCTCGGGGAGATCGTGGATCTCCTTCTCGCGCGTGGTCATCCCAAAGAGATACGGATAAGGCTCCTCGGGATAATCTTCAGCTGGTCGAAGAAAAACGATATGCGTTCCAGTTTCCCCGGTGAAATGGAGAAACGGAATGCCTGGATTTTTGTTGAGTGCGTTCAGGTCGTGGACAAGCAGATCATCCCTGTAATATTTGATGAATGGATCCGCTTTTTGTTTGAGTTGTTCGTAGATCTTCATTTTCAATTCCCCGCTCCTCATCGCTTTCCAATTCCAAGAACACGTTTGCTTTGCATTTTTCACAAATTCCATGGGTGACAGGCTCGTCATCCCCATTTGCAAGAACCTTCTTGCACCAAGCGCATACCACTTTCATTAGCTTGCTCGATCTCCTTTTTTTGGATACTCATTCCACTCACGACCATCCAGCAGGCGACCAGCACGTTTTTTCCCGACATGAAAAAAACCACGAGCGTCGTCTGGTTGTATTGACGCAGCATCCAGTTCACGAGCCAAATCATCCATCTCGTATAGCTGCGATTCGTGAATATAGTCCCCCCAACTTTTAAAGAAGAATGGCACGCCTGCAGCTTGACACTGATCCCGCAGCGAGAGGACCTTGTAGGGGTTCATCGGCCGCGCTCCGGGGCCGGTCTCGCCCCCGACAATCGCCCAATGGATACCTTGGAGCCGGACGTTGCCGATTTCAGATAAAAGCGGTTCAAAACTGACGAAGCGGACGGCGGCCGGGATACTTCTCAGGGTATCAATGCGATGTCGCTCTTTGTCGTTTTCGACGGTGACCCCAAGCCAACAGTTGTCTGGCATATTGCCACCATAGCGTTGTCTGTAAAATTCGACCACTTCAAGCATTTTTTGCGGACGCTTAGTCAAAAACATAAAAATATCCGGTTGTCTTTTTACCATAAACTTGCCGTATCCACTCATGCGAGCTGCGTCAAAAATCCTCCCGTACGTTTTATAGTTTGGAACATCTTCGTGGAACAAGTCGCCCATAGAGCAAACAAAAATCATTTTACCTCCGCGCCACTTCGGCGGATTATCCATTTTGTCAGGATGTACGGTTCCAGGTCGAAACGGATCATCTGCCGGATACCCATACCGCCCCAGAAGCCGCTGCGCCATGCGCTTGGCATAACAATGTGCGCACCCTTCCGAAATCGGAGAGCATCCGGTTATCGGGTTCCACGTCTCTTCGGCCCATTCAATTTTGGTCGGCATTCAATTATCTCCTTCCTCCGCGACATCTAAAACAATGTCATCCCCTGTCGCATGTAAGGTGTAGACTTTTTCAATCTGGATATGAGGAATGTTCCGATACCTTCTTTCGATTTCAGCCTTGACCTCCGCACGGATAACTTGACGCAAAGATTGATTTTCCATGTTCCGTTCGTGAACAACGAAGAACGTCAAAATCAATATCAATGCCAAAACGGAGATTGTAATAATATCCGAGCTTTTCATGTCTCATCCTCATACGCCTCAATGCCGGCCTTTTCAGCCAGCCAGTAGGGCATGTCGATCAGCTTGCTGTCGAGGTCGATGACACACTCGCTTCTTGGCGCATAGACCACTTTGCGATCGATCTGGAGGTGCCAGGACAATACGGTTATCTTTTTGATGAAATCGTACTTAACCGTTATCCTCTGCATCAGCATACCCTCCCGCCCTAATCATTTCGCAGTGGTGCCGTATTACTTGAAGTGCTGATTCCATGTCGGATCTTGGCGCGTAGGCAAATGCACAGGCTATAAGAACTCCTGTGATAAATGGTTTCGCAAAATCCATTTCGGTCGGAAATTCCAACTTGAGCAGGTCGCATGCCCGATCAAAATCAGGAACCAAAAACTCCAATTTTTCGCTGTCATTCATGGTTGGCGCCCTCCTCCTCCCTGTATTTGCCGGTAGGCTTGAATATGGTTCCGGGACCTTTGTCCCAATCCATTCGATGCTCATGGCCGGGGCAATAGTTGATGGGGACAAGCATATTATAGTGTTTGCTGTAATACGAGGAACCGCTATGCGATCCGAACGAGCAACCGCAGTTCTCGCATATCTCATCAAGAAAACGAGGCAATTTCTCCATCTCAATGCCCTCCACCCGCGCTGATAAAAACCAGCCCGTCAATGTGATTCCCAAGCTCCCTTAATGCCCGATAACACAACTTCATAGTTGTACAGGAGGTGATACAATCGTCGATCAGTAAGATGGAATGCTGTCGCGGATACCAGGTCAAAGCGGGCGGATCCTGAACCATGGACGCGAACCGACCATGGTTCTTTTTGGATTCGCGCTGTTGGAATACAGGAAGAAACCGGATGGATGTGCGGACTGAAATTGCCTCAGCAAGACGATAGGCGCAATAATTCAAGGTGTTCCGCTTCGCTGAAGGCGGAGGCGTCGTGATGAACGAATAGCTGTTTTGAATGACCTTAATGAATTGGTTTGCAATCAGGCCGGTCACCTTCGGCCTTGGGTTTTCCTTCCAGGCTTTATATTGCGCCCAATCGATATCCTTTGAGCGATACAGGGAGAAGCACCCAGTGAACGCCGCCTTGTGGTGTCGCAGGACAATAGACCGGTCAGGATCGATGAGGGGCTTCTCTTGAGGGGATCCCGCATGGGTCGAAATGGCCGGATTCATGCCGGAGGCGATGGAGAGAAGGTTGAAGTTCATGGGATTTCCTTTTTCACAATTTCGCATCTTTTGGGTAAACAACTAGATCAAACTCCTTTGCCAGGGCAACCACATCTTCCTTGTTAATGATTAAAGACCCTTCATTGCTACTTTTTAGAAAAATTCTCCTATTGTTTTTGTGAGCACAAAAATGAACACTTTCTACATCCTCGTCGAACCATTTATGCAATGTCATCACTTCCATATTTCACCTGCGATGCTTAAACCTGAGCCGCCGCGAGAATCGCCGCCTACCCCGCCGCTTCCCGCCGTGCCTTGGTCTGCAATAGACCTGCTCCAACCGCACGCTTCTCGCAGGCTACTCAAGATAGGTTGAAACCTATGCTTTCTCCCAATAGATTGATTCGACATATCTAGGATTGTGCCGCGCAAATTCCTTAAACTCATCGGAATCCGGGATATCTTTTCTATATTCTACAATCCAGAATTCATTTCGATCTCCATGAAATGCTGCACTCATTTCAATTTTGATCATAGGACCTGAATCGATATGGCGCCCACGTTCAACTTCAGTATCTGGCCACCATACTGACGCAATCGATTTTTCGTTTAATCTCATGTCCATAAGTATTTCTCCCGATCTAGAACAGCCCTACTCCTCGCAAATCACTTCCATAACCTCTTTGAATTTGCCCGTTCCTACTTTTTTGCATTTCGTAGATTGTTCAAACCATGCCCTAACAAGCAACCGGGCCCCATTATCACGACGTCTAAAATCCCATCCCTTCCAACCCATTTCAAGATATTCAGTATCTTCCAGGAATTTTAATTGGGGATGTTCTTTCAGGTCTTCAATGATTGGCCCAACGTCCTTAATGATTGAGTCGTCTTCCCCGAGATATAGATCGAGGGCAACCGCGTCAATCGTTATGCCCCCACAAGCAAATGTGATGCTTGAAGCACGTTTGATGTGCGGATAAGAATCATCATGATTTTTCGAAAACATACACCCGTATTCCATGGCTGTTCTGAATAGCGGTTTGTGTTTTTCAAGGAAGGCTCGCTCCTTTTGGAACCTTTCTTCTTGCTCTTTAACTGCATCTTCAAATCGCAACATTGGTGCTCTCCTCCTCGCAAGTTAGAATTATGAGCCATACCCCATTTCTTCCGCGTTCCAGCCTGTGATCCTGTAATCGTTCAAAAATGCGTCGACCACCTCGCAGATTTCAGCGAGTTTCTCTGGAGGCAATGCCGCCATGTCCTTCTGGTATGGCCTGATTATTTCATCCAAGTCTTTGTCTTTGCTCGGGGATTGATTATGCATACGAGGCCTCCTTTTCTTTAATGGCACTCACACAGCCCGCCATTGTAAGCGTATGGACCGTTAGGCCCTGGTAGATCATCGCTGTCGTAGTGTTCCCCTGGTGTTCCGTACCAACGATAGCCGTTTCCGCAGCAATCGCATATCTGAACGTCATGTTGAAGCTCACATACGCTGCATGGTGCTCGAGTCGCTCCGCAAAAGCATTGGCCATTGTTGATGCTTCGTATCTCAGCGTCCCTGTCCGATATCCAATTGAGGATTAAGTTGTGATCTCCGGTCTCATCGAATTTTTTCAGGGTTTCATCGTCAACCTGATCAATATTCAGGAACCCTGTCCCCTTACATCTTGTGCATGTGATTCCCATCCTCTGCCTCCAGCTTCTGCAACTTTTCTTGCGCTTGAGCTATTTCATGCCGTAAGACTTCGATTTCTTGTTTTCGCTTATCGGCTGCTTCGCGTTTCAGCCGTTCTTCCCTTTGACTTTCAGTCTCAGTCGGGACAGCAGAGAAAAACCGATCTCCCTTGCCGGGAATAGGCTGAACAGTCATGGAATCGAAGCCCATCTTTTCGCCCAACGCCCTCCATGCCCGGTTTGCATTTTCTTGAGGGCTTGCCGGAATATAACTGCCTATCTTCATGACGGGTGTTGGTCTGCATACCTCCAAAAGCTCGTTGAGGTCCTTTTCAGTCATTTCATAATTGACTCGTGGGTACATAGACATGACGATTTTCTCCTTTCAAATAAAATGTGGCGCTATACGCCTGAAACGGTTCATATTACTTCACCTATTTCAAGCTTATTTCGTTTCGCCCATTTTTTGGCGTCCTGAAATGATTTGAATGATTTAACTGGTTTTGGTGGCCATGTTATCGTTTCAATTTCATAACTCCGTTTCGACGGATGAATCTTTCCGAACTCTCCATCATCGCGGCCTATCAAAAAAACTGTTTTTCTGCGCTCAGCTATTCTATATCTCATCTACCCTCACCCAGTCGTAATCTCAGGGAGAGCAGGAAGAGCATGCATCGCCGGCAGCCTGTCCGGAATTTCGCCTGCGACCTCCGGCGCCTTGAAATTGGTCGGCAGCGACAAAGCGACCGTTCCTTTCAGTTCGCTGTCGAGGATCGTAATGGATTCCTTGTAATGGTCTTCGGCCTCCAGCTCGGCAGACACGCCGTGTGAGACGCTCCAGGAGCAAAAATTCTTGCCGATCTTTTTTGAGATCAGCACCGACACTTGATTCGGTTTCATATGCGTTACCTCTCTTTCATAATGGTAAGTGATGGGTTGGAGGAGCTCGATCCGCTCATGGTCGAATACCCTGGTATTGAACGGGCAGAGATCGCAGAGGGTCCGGTCTTTAAATTTGACGGGGGACGTGCGGTCTTTGCAGGTTTCGCAGACCTTGACCGGATCCAGGGTCTGCGCGTAGGCTTCGACGATCGCAGGCAGAACCCGATTCATGGGAAGCTTCAGGGCCCTCGAGATCCGGCGCAGTAGGAGTTTTGAGTCTTCAGGCGGTTTCTTGGTGCTCATGGGTATCTCCCCCTTGATTGAGAAATTATAACGAAATTCGTTATCATGTCAAGAAAATAATAACGAATTTCATTACGGCTTAAAACGGCACGTCATCCATCTCGTCCGGGGTCGGAGGATGCGAAAGAGGTCCTGCGTCCTCAGCAGGCTCAGCGGCCCTTCTTGAACCCGAATCCAGGAAGTCCACCCGGTTGGCGACGATCTCAACCGATGTCTGGGAATTGCCGTCGCGATCGACCCACCTGCGGGTTTGCAGGGATCCCTCAATGCCGATCTGCGCGCCTTTACTGAGATAATTACACACCGCCTCGGCTTGGCCGTTCCAGGCCACCACCGTGAACCAGTGCGTCTGTCGGTTGTCTCCGAAGCCCGTAACGTTGGCAAGGGATAGGTTTGTAACGGGTTTGCCGGATGTTGTGTAGCGAAGCTCCGGATCCTGACCCAAACGTCCTGTGATCGATGTTGAATTCATGTGAAAATCTCCTTTTTAAATAATGAATTAATGATAATGAAATTCGTTATTGAACAGACAAAATTAAACCCGTGTTTTACAAGCCTCCAGGATGCGGCCCATTTCATTGCGGCCTTCGATCTCCTTACACCGGAAACAGGAGCAGTCTCCCCAAAAATTGTCATGCCAATGATTCCCCTCGACGATCGGCTCACGGATAGCGCATAATCGCTCGGCAAGTTTTGGATGCTGCTGGAACTTGAGCCGCACAAATATAGTCATGAAGGGCACCTTTCTGTCTTCCCAGTCGGGGCGGAGAATCAGCAGCCTGCCTGCTCTCTTTGCCTGTCCAGGAGTTGGAAGGGAGCGAATCATCTCCCAGTCTGCCGGGTTCAGGCTTTTGGACGCCTGATACACATGCTCTACGGTCATCCAGGATGTCCCGCCCGGCGTGACAATTGGTGATGGATAAAAATTGCTTAAAAACGCATACTCATCTCGGAAATGCATAGCGATCACCTCCTTTCATGAATCAACAGGGTGAATCAAATCTATCCGGTAAATAATCTCATTGGAGGTATTGCGGACGACAAGACCGGTCACGCGGATGGAGGAGGGAGGCGAGGAGCTTGACGTCGGCAAGGGGACTTCGCGGGCGGTGCGGAGTGGGTTGGATGGGAAGAGATTGTAGGGAAAAAGTACGAAAATCGATTTTCTGCTGGGCTGTATGAGAGTACCCTCCTCCGACTGGGTCACTTTCCCCCCCGCCAGGCTGATCGTCGCCGTCACGCGCTCACCGATCAACGCGCCCGGATCATGCGCAAATATCTTCGCCTTCATGGATGCGATGTAGTAATCCGTGCTCTTCGCATAGGCGCGATACGAAAGAAAGGCGAGTGGCTGCACCCACCCTATGGAGTAGTTGATGATCTTCATGGTGCGATTCGCGGACTCAATGACGCGCAGGCCTTCACGCACGAGACGATAATCCTGCGCGTCCGACGCGGGCCAGGTGCCGAAGGTGGCCATTTGGATACTCTCTTCAAGCAAAAATAGCGAAAAGGTGACCAGGCCTACCAGGGAGATGTAGGCCATGCCTGCGTAGAGGATGCGCCGCATGAAGCGCATGGGTGTTCGGAATGCCTGGGTATTCATGAATCCTCCGGTGTGATGCGGAAAACTTATTAACGTGAGTGAGGTGGACAATTTCGTTAACGTACAGGGTGAATCAAATCGGCGGAGCGCTCTGTGTTCGAGGGGGCGTTCTGTGACTGAGGGGGTGTTTTGCATGGGGCTGAACTTCGCCTAGCAATCAATCTTCCTATGCTCCCGAACTTCGCCCAGCAATCTGTCTTCCCAGGGTTTTGAACTTCGCCCAGCAATCTGTCTTCCCAGACTCCCGAACTTCGCCCAGCAATACATCTTCCCAGCGATCAGCATAAAAAAAGCCCTGCCGGCACTATTACCGACAGAGCTTCATCGTCACGCGCACGGAGGTTGATGCACGCGATCAAGGGTTTACGGGAGGACCTTGAGGATAGTGTAGCTCGCCCGGTCTTCGAAGACCCGGGATGAACAGATACCCTTAAACTTGTCGCCGGCCTTAAGACTCTTGGCGGGTGCAACCTGCGATCCGAACGCCATGACCGGGATCTCAGCCTCGTACTTCACGCCGTCCAGGGTGCGCGTCTCGGTGACGATCAGGCGCACATACTCATTGCCGTTCTTGTCGAGAACGACATCGGTCCTGGTAATTGGGGCCTGCAGCATCACGTCCTTGGCGAAGGCCGGAACAGCGAGGGCGATAAGCGACAGGGCCAGGATTAAAGCGAAAAACTTCTTCATGGTAGAACTCCTTTCGAAAGGATTAGAAGGGTTGACGATTAATACTTTCACCTCCTTTCATCAAAGATTTTAAGGTCACAAATAAACAGGAAAGATTAAACCTTGATAACGCTCGCTTTGGCTGAAGAGAAAAGAAAGAACCAAAGAAAAGAGAATCGGCGCGGGCCTGGCTGTCCCGCAAGCCAGGGCCGCGCCTAGGGGGTCTGGGGGATGCACGCGACGCACACGCGGCGCAAGCGCCTGCTCTGCGCGAGTGCCTGCGCTGCGCGTGCCCCCAGGGTCTTGCTGTCAGCGCTCCCACTCATCATGGTCGATAAGTCGGCGCGTCCATTCGACAGTCATTGGATTTCTTGCAGACGGGATCCAATGGTCGGCGATACGATCTTCGCCTGAGTCTCGGTCTGGGCCTGATCCATTCCAGATAAGACGAGGCGTGAGGCGCGAGGCATGCAAGACAATCCTTGAGTCAAGGCTGCAGATCGCGTGAAACACCCGGGCCGTACGATTACAGGTGTCGTCGTCCGGCTGAGCCATCGCGTCCGGGATTCGAAGAAGGACCTGGTCGCCTTCGATCTCAACCTGGCAGTCGGAGTTGAAGGCAATGGCCTTGATCTGCAGATTGCGAATCTGGGTAGCCGGATTGACGAGGACCTCCAGGGCATTGAGCCCGAGAGGGAAGAGGATTAGGGCCGCGGCGATGGTGGTTACGGGCCAGCCGATAATTTTAAAAAGGGATCGGATCATGGTAGGCGCCTCCTTCCTCGATTTGCGAGGTGTAGGCCTCGCAAGGGTCGTTGACTTTAAGGGCAGCCAGGATCTGGGAATCGATGCAGGCCGCGCAGACCGGATGCTCCGGATGGAAGTCTCCGGGGCACGTCTCGTGATTGCGAAAATTTCCGATGCAACTCATGGCCTTACCTCCTGCGTCAAAGTTTGTATTGCAAATCAACAGGCAAGATTAAATCAATGTAGTTGGCTTTAATGAAGGCTGGTAAAGTTTAAAGAGAAAGAAAGAACCAAAGAAAGAGAATGAGGCGAGCCCGGGCTGCCCCTCAAGCCCGGGCGAGCCAGCCGGGTATGCGCGGGGAGGAGTGTCGAGTTTCGCCTAGCAATTAATCTTCCCAGCTAGGGGGGGGTCTGGGGGCACTCCCCCAGGGTCTTGCCACGTCTTGGGCATGATTGCCGGCGGCGGGGATTCGCACGCTCCCCGCTCTGCGATTCCGACCGCGACCTTGCTGCCGGCGTGCAAGGCCGTGGAAGATGTGGTAGAAAACTGATTTCACAAAAGCACAGAAAAGATTAAATCTCGATCTTGACGTAAGGTCTTCATTGGGGGGTTGCAGGGGGAGACCACCCCCTGCGAGGCGGAGCGGAATGGAGCGTAACGGAGTGGAGCGGAATGAAGCGGAGCCCTCCTTGCAAAAGTGGCGCTGCCCTTTGCGCCTGGTTACGGTTTCGTGCCAAACACGTCTTATCGTTTGGCGCGAAATTTGCCTAGTGCCCTTTGTTGACGGTGAATATAAAAAAAGGCGACAGGCCCGGATTGCTCCGAACCTGCCGCCGGAAGTTATTGAGCTGTGGGTTGTAGAGCCTCCTTGCGAGCCTTGTACCCGGCCCAAATGCAACTCCAGGTGGAAGGCGGAATTCGGGAGGCCTGCTGTTCCTGGTAGAGCTGCTTGCCAACCTTGGAGAGCTCGACAGGCCGCTTGCACCGGCCGATCTGTTGGATGATCGCCTCGGCCTTTGGAGAAACCTTCGGGGTGAGCCGAGCCTTCCGGATGTTATACTGAGTCCAGAAGACCCCCGCAAGCTCGCCCTTCAGGTGCTCATGAGCGAACCACGATTTGCCGAATGCAGACAGATCGGCAAGGGTTGCACAGGCGTCCATGGCCGCGAGGGCCTTGCGAAACCACTCAGGTGCTCGGTCGAAATAATCCGGGAGATCCCGGACGCCGATGGTGTGATACACGAATGGATCCGCGGGTGCCTCCGACTCGAACGGCTCGGGGCACGCCTCGGTTTCGGGCATGGCCTCCTGCTGCGCGAGATCCGCCGCGAGGTTCCCGAAATACCGGAGCGAGGCCTCGATGCCTTCAGCTTTGATCCGGGAGACATAAAACTTAACAAGCTCCCTGCTATTGCCGATGACGCTGAACGCCGCCTGGAAATCGACGGCCTCCTGGTGCGAGCAACCGGTTTTGAAAACGAGGTATTCCGGCTGCTGATGATGCGGCCCTGCCCTGAAGGTCAGATACAGCGCCATGACGACGCTGCCGTCTACTGATGCGACGCCGTCCTCGAAGATCATGCGATCGAGGCCCGTCATTTCGGAGACGTGGTTAGCCATGCCTTCCCAGGCTTCGCCGTATGCCGCCGGATCTGCCGTGAGATACTCTTCGCGAGAGATCCAGGCATTGTCGAAGGCATCACGGAGTTGGTCCCGGGAGTCATGGATGAACAACAAGCTCTCAGAGCTGTGCGTTTCAGCCTCGGTCTCATCGTCAGGAGGCGACGGAGGCGAGGAACGCGGCCCGAACCGAACCACGCGAACGGAAAGACCCGCCGCCTGCGCAACCCGAAACATGTGAGCCGAACCGCGAGACTGGCCATCCCAAAACAAGACCAAGGCATCCGCGTGAGACGCCATGGCCTCATTGCGAACAAAACCGGCCTGCTTTCCGAGCCGATCCCAATCCGCGGGGAACTGCTTAAGGGCAAGACCACGCTCCTTGGCGTAACGCTCCCCAAGCCGATCCGCGCCTGGAGCTGTTCCAGAGACGATTTGAATTTCGGTTTTTGAAGCCAAAAAATGGTCCAACTTCCGAACCATCAACCCATAATCCCGAAACGACCTTGATCCTGCAATGATAACCTTAAACATGACACACCTCCTTGAAATTTTAAAGATTAATGATAATGAAAAAATTTATGGCACAGATAGGCCAGAAGCCGAAGGGTTTGTCACCCGAAGAGAGCGGAGGGGAAATGCCCTTATTAAAACAGTCCCATAGGGGTATCCTTTAGTTTCCCCGTAGCGAACGCAGGGCCGTAACGTAGTGAAGGATTTTTTTGGTCTGCCATATGGAAACCGTAAAAAATTCCTTAAATCTTTGTTTAAATGACTATTTTTTGCGGAGGGTCCATATGGCAAAAAAATTGACAAACACTGAGGCCCTGGCACAATGGAAAGACATGATGATGATTAGCGCTGCATCCTCTAGGGTGGGTGGGCGGGAGTTGAATGAAGGGGCTTGTTCAGGGCGCCCTTCCGATAGCGGCCCCCTGAGCGAGCGTCAAGGCCTTGTAAGCGAACCGAAGGGGGCCGCGGCGCCCTAAGCCCCACACGGAGCGAGCCATTTCCCCAGCAGGCGAGCGTAGTTCCATATCAGGGCATAAAGCATAGAAGCGAAATGAAGACAGGGCTTCCTTAAAGGTCTACATTAAATTGTGCCCTGGCTGAATGGGTTTCGCGTGAATGCTTTAGGTTTGCCCGTGCCTGAGCGGACGAGGGCTGCGAACGGTAAGGGACACGCTGCGGAGCCTGCAAGGCCGCGGGCGGGTGAGAACGCGGCCTGGTTTGCAGGCGGAGCAGGGTGAGCCCGAAGCGTAGCGGGAACGGCGGGGAGTGACCGCGAAGCTGGTTTCGGGCGGTTCCTCCGTAGCGAGATTAGCCCGAGGGAGCGAAGGCTTTTAAAAAAGGTCCCCATGAGGCGGCCTGAAAAAACCGACGCCTTATTGTTGCCGCCGAATGGGGTTCCTTATCCTGGTCATCGTCCCGGATAGATGGTAGATCCCGTCTCGCTTGAAGGTGAATGCAAGGAAAGACTTTATGCGGCCTCCGGACGCCACGCACGCCCCGCCAGGGCCGCCTCCGTGCGGAATAACCCGCTGGGGCATTGACGGCGGGCCGCGACAAGGGTAAACATCGCCTTACATTGAGAGCGGCCCGCCACACTATTAAACCTGAAGATCATGCCGTGGTTGCATCTATATCCCGCCGCCTTACATTGTCCCCCTATTCACATTGAGGACCCCAAATCCAAACCCTTACATTGTAGGTAATAGCCTTCGCCGGCCTTTCAGCCAGGAGCTCACTCTATCCCCCAAAATCAATTTTCAAACACATGCCGCACTCTGAGAAAAGAAAACAAGTTATACCACAAGCGATCAGAGCCTCATATATTCATGGATTGATCACGGCCCGAAGTAGTAGCGTTTTACCGGATGGATACTTCCGGGGGTTTACAGCCTTACCATGGAGGCCAGCATGCTTTTTCGTTGGGTGGATATATCCCTCAGGCACGAGCTAGCTTAAAACGGGTGGTCGCAGATGGTCCTCTTTAAAATGAAACGGTCTTTTACCATTCATCCAACCCTACAACCGACTCCTATCCGATTAAACTGCGAGCGCCCGATCCCTGAGGTACTCACAAGCCAGCCATGAACCGGGGAGTCGCTGATGGTCTTCTTTAAAATGAAACGGTCTTTTACCATTTGGCGGAGGGATGGCGCGAGGCCTGCGTGGCCGCGGTTCCCTACGCGGCCATACTATTGCAGGCCCCGTGACATCCCGGAGCCAGGGCGGAAGGCAGGCGCGGGGCTTGCGGGTATTGCAAGGGCCGTGCGTTGCCGTGTCTTGCAAGGCGCGGCCCTTGCGGCCATTGCAGGCCCCGTGACGGCCTGTAGCCCAGGAGAGTCTTTCAGGTGGTTTCTTGAAGTGTTAAGGGTGAATGAGTGTGATCAGTATATTTTCAGGGTGAGTATGTGCGCTATAGAGGTTTAGGTATTTCTCGGGAGTGAGCAAGCTTACCATGGATGTCAGGGATGTCAGGGATGTCAGGGATGTCAGATAAGTATTCCCCCATAAGTGAGTATCTTCCCAGGAGTGAGTATCTTCCCAGGCCGGTGAGTATCTTTATGGGAATGAACAGGCCTATCAGGAGTGTCAGGAATGTCAGATAAGTATTCCCACGGGAGTGAGTATCTTCCCAGGGGTGAGTATCTTCCCAGGGGTGAGTATCTTCCTATGTCAACGAATAAGTGTTTTTCCATTGTGTGTATATGTCGATGAGTTTAAATACATAGGTAGCACATGTATGATTTTAAATTAAAAACAACCATTTATGGTATTAGGGGACACCCATAAGAAACCTCAAATGTGCTTCTTTCTTAAAAAATGGCAAGCACTTAAAACACCCATAAATACTTGGTTTATTTGGGGAATGTGTGGTTTTTGATGTGTTTAAGGTACGGACGATTTTCTTTCGTACCTCCATTCGTTCCAGAGTTTCGTACCTCAATGTAACTCAATATGCCCCTATATATATATATTTTTCTTAATTAAATATATTATTATTATTACTTAGGTACAAAGGTACAGACGATTTCGATATCACCCCTTATACGCGGGCGCGACATGTCCACAATTTTTGAGGCTCAGACTTTTCCCTTTTTCTTTCCTTTATATATACACGTGCAAACCACCATTTTCTTCGTACCTTCGTTCCCCGCCCAATAATTTCAGATACTTATCTTAATTTTTCGTGGTACGAAGCCAGGTACGGAAGGGGTACGAAGGCACGCAAACGGGGTACAAACATTGAATCTGTGAATTTTTCGCTAGCATTACAGATGTAAAACCCTCTGTTTTTAAGCTGTTCATATTTAATTTTTTACATGTTATACGTATAAAACTGCATTGTTTTTTATGCATGCCGACAATACAATACATACTTATTCCACATGAATCACACCCCATAAACATGCTCACATAATATGTCATTCATTAACAGCCAACACGTAATACATGTTTATGTTTTAGTGTTTCTTTAAATCCATCTAATACAACTCATCCATATTGCAAGGTATATATTTTATTTTTATCATTGACATTTAAATATTATGATGTTATCATCGTGGCAACAACCATGAAGCATTGAATATGTCTTCAATTTACACGTATAGTTTTAAATAAACCATATGTTTTACTGTAAATCATTTAATAAAAGGAGTGTACCGTGGAAAAACGAGTGACAATCGGCGTGACCTTCAAGGAGAGTACCAAGAAAAACCTAACAGACCTTGCTAAGCGAAGATCCATGGAGGGTGAACAGATAGTTACGGTTTCAATGTTGATCCGCGATGCTATCGAAGGAGCCTATGGATCTATTTTTAAATCTCTTTCTGGGATTAAGACGCAAATCAAAGCGAGCGACGATCCATTCGATGGAGGAGTGGATGATGATGAAGATGGTTAAGATAAGGATAGCGATAAGGGTCTGTTTTAACCCCTCCGCTCCTCTATCACCCCCTCTCGCCTCGATCTAAAGCAAAAGGCGGCCTACATAGCCGCCTTTCTGTTTTCGTCGATCTGAGGGCTTCTCAGCACGCTGCGCGAGCGCCTGCGCTGCGCGCACGTTTCATATTTTAAACCTCACTTCCTCTTTCTCCCTTTTGCGGCCATGCTGGCCATTCCGGAGCTTCCGTATTTCCTTCTTCCGATGTAAGCGCAGAGCGCCCGGCTCTTTCCGCTTGCGAGTCAGGCCCTGAATCTCCCGCCGCTCCCTGGCGGATCATTTGAAAATCCTCCTGACTTCTTTGACTTTGCCATGGTTTAAACCCTCCTTTTCCTTTTAAAAATCGAAGCCGCGCAGATTTTCCTTGCCGACTCCTTGCTTTTTCCCTTAGTCGAAACCTTCCTGATGCACCTCTCGAGCTTCGCTTTGCATCCCATTTTAGATCACACCTCCTTTCTTTTCGCTGTTTCTCATTCAACCTTTTTGGATGCGATATATATCCGTCTTTCATCCACAGTAATAAATGGAAACATCCTTACGCCATCAATCACCTTGCTTTGATCAAATATTGCGTTGTACTTTGAATTAGTCATTGATGGCAGCTCGTCCTCGTATTCCCATTCTAATAATACTATGACCATTATTTCCTCTCCGGCAATGAGAATTTATTCATGCGCTATTTCTCATTCGAACTTTTCGATTTTCTTTCCCTGAAATCCAGCCCATTGACTCGAAGAACCTGGAATAGGCCTTCGGAAAGGACAGTCAGGTGTGTGTGGTGAATCTCCAGGCCGTTCTTAGCTTTGATACATTCAATGATTTCATGTAAAAAGCACTTGGCGAGCGAGCTCTCCGGGACGTCGCTATCATTTCGAAGCCGAATCAAATTGTAATAATCTCTGTATTCGCCGCCGCCATCGATGCTTTCCTGTAGAACTTTATCCACCCTGATCGTATGGCCGTTTACCCTTATCTCGCCAGGTATCTTCATGCTTTTCTTTCTCCGGAAACTGTCTGACAACTAAAGAGTTTATTTCTTTTTCGACGTTTTCGATCCCCTCTGCGAAACTTTCTGCGGCGCCTTCTTGGCGGTCTTTGCAATGCTCTGCATAGCCGCCGCTTCGACCGAAGCCTTTTTTGCCATATCCTTGGCCACCTTCGCGGCCGCGGTGAGCCGGCCCGGGGTCTTTTGGATCACCTTGGCTTCCATTAAAGTCCTGGCGTCGTTTTCCGCCTGCCATCGTTTTTCCTGTGCTTCCGCTGAAGATATTGCTTTTGACATGGTAAATCTCTCCTTTCTCATTATGATTTTACCGTTTCCAAAAACCTCTTAAAACTCTTGACCACATAAACCGGATGGCCTAACCAATTCAATTGCAGCTTCAACTCTCGCTGTTCTTTCCGCAATTTGCCGTCGGCGGATTTAAGCTCGATCAGGATTAATTTGCCGTCGGGCTTGAAAATAAAAAGATCCGGCCATCCGGCCGCGTTTTTCTTTCGGCTGAAATCATGATAAACGGGCCAACCGTGTTCCCTGCAGTGCCGAATACACCGGCCCTGGAGGTCTCCCTCAAGGCCCGGGTCGGGTACGTCCTCAACCTCGGGCGAGGGGTTGAATTTTGCCATGTACGCGGCGAGGTGATCTTTTGTCCAGTGAACCATGGGTAAACTCCACAGATTTTAGATTTTAAAGCCTGTTCTTCCTTAAACCCATACCCTGGTATGCCTTGACCCTTTAATCGCTCTCAGATTTTTATTTGTCCCGCTTCTTCAAGTGACTTTCGACCTAATCGCAACCTTTCACCGGCTGCTTTCTTCTGCTCATCCGTCATCTTCTTTCCGACAAACGGATTCCGGCCTTGCCGAAAGTCAAACAAGGGACACAGCGGGTCGGTGCAATCCCGAATTAAATCAAGTCACTCTTGACTTTTCGGTTTCAACCTACTCTGGCCCATGCATTCCCGACAAAACAGTTTTATCGCCTGTAATGGTGATCTTGCCTTTTTTGGATAAAATACCTGGCCGTATTTATCCTGCACCCTCCCCTTTCCCATTTCCACAAATCCCATCTCGGCATATTTTTCTTGCGTCCTCATTCCCTTTGTTCTCCTATGTTGATTTACCCTACAATCGACGTTCTCCACTAAACCCATACCTCCCTACCTTTATTCCTCGACACGCGTCAGATTTTTTTTCTTTCCCATTCAATAAGGCATCATTTTTTCTTGCCCGGTTTTTCTTCCTTGAGGGCCGGAGGTTGTCCTTCTTGCGGCGCCGCCGGCTTATCCTTCTTGGCCTTCTTGTTTTTCAGGCTTTCGAAAGCCTTCTTGGCCACCTGGTACCGGCCCTTCTTGACGCACGCCGGGCACAGTTCAAAATCTTCGCAGAACTGGGGCGTATCGCTAACGTCGATAACCAGCCTGAAATTTCCCTCTGTAATCTCAAGGGGCTCTTTTTGTGAAGACATTCCCTCGATCACGTTTTTACACTCATCACAAATTCTCGCTTGCATTCTCTTTTCTCCTTATCCTTTTTAGGGTTGACGTTGAAGGGTTTCTGGTTGCCGATTTCCTGGGAGGATCCCGTCCGCCTGCCGCCCGGATGATAATCCACGTAACGATGGCAACGACCAGCAATCCCGCCGACGCTGCGATGCTTAAAAGCCCTTTCAACTCCGAGTATTTCCCCACAACCCCCCCTCCCCTTCCTCCTCCGGACTCCGCCATCCGGACAGAAACACCTCCCGGACGCCTTCAGGCAATTTATTCAATGCCAGGTCAAAGGCCCGGCGTTTCTTCCCATTTAAAAGAATCGGCTTGGTATACCCATCCTTGTCGAGCGGCGGGGAAATGAAATACGGCTCATCCTTCAGGTAACTCAAGATATCATGGTAATTCCAGACCTCTTCTCCCCTTTTGCGACGGCTTTCAGCCCATTTATTGTAAATTCCCCTCAGCCATATCCTGACTAGATCGTCTCCCTTTTCGTTTCCCTTGCCCGCGCCGTATCCAAACACCTTATCCCTCAGGATCTCGACGTGGTCCCCATTCAAAACATTCTCCGCCCGCAACGATTCGATATCGTAGAAAAATTCATTGAGGATAAACGACTCCTCCTTTTCCTTTTTCACCTCGAAGGCCTGGTATTTAAGCCAGTCCAGGAAATCGCCATGATCGTTGCATGCCTGGTGCGTGTCGTAGAGCTTGATGAAGCAGACGGCGAGGGAGGCGTAGATTTTGGCCAGCCTTGGGTCGATGTTCCCCGATTCAAGGACGCCGCTCAGGGTATCGATGGCTTCAAACAACTGTTTAACATTGGTCTTTGATTTTTGAATTATCAGCCGGTGGACGATCCCCGAAAAGTTGTGCCGGTGCGTCTCGAGCTGCTTGAACACCTCGTCTTTCCGCCTCATTAAACTCAGCTGAATGCGAGCGCACCTGCTAGCTAAGGCTGAATCTTTCGAGAATCCCTCCCCTGTGATCAGGACCGGGGCCCTCACCCTCTGCCCGACAACCCCAAAGCCTAACCAGCCCCTGGTTCCTCCGCCGATCCTGTCGAAGGCCGACCTTAAAATCGATTCGCGTTTTATGACGGCGCTCGTGTTTCGATACTCATCCAGCCAAAGGGGAATGCCCGAGTAATAGGCCAACCAGCGGGTGAGGGCGGTATTTGAAATATCGGAGATGTTTTTGGCGATCTCCTCCTCAAGGCCGAAATGATTGACGATGATCCGGGCAAGGGTGTTTTTCCCGACCTCTTTTTTCCCGGAGATGAACAGGATGGGAAATTTGTAACGGGAGAAGATCTCCGTTGAATAAACGCATGCTGCAATGAAGCCTAATGCGAGGTATGCCTCGTAACCGCCGATATTTTCCTTAATGAGCCTCACCACGGCGTCTTGAGTTTCATCAATGACCTTGTCCGGAATATCGTTTCGGATCAGGGGAAGGCATCCCGAGTTTGCGCCGGCGTCGACATTCAAGGAGAGAGGCTGGTAGCCATTATTGTCAATCCAGATAATTCCTTCCGAGTTGGGCGTGTAGACCTCGCCTTTTTTGACGGCATAGTCGCCTAACAGCCACATCCCCTCTTTTTCAATCTCCCCGATGTGGTCCGGCCGGTAGATGATCCGCGTGTCGCAGGCTGCGAGTTCGAGCGACCAAACGCTTTCGAGGTCGTACGGAGAGCCTTTCCATTGAAAATTGCCCTGGCCGAAACACCATTTGGCGAACAGGAACTTCCCAGCCATTTCTTCCGGCTTTATTTCCGCCTCTCTCGATACGGATCCATTTTCCGAAACAAGACGAATGCTTCGGATTGCGCCCTCAGGCGTATGGAATGTTTTGACGATTTCAAGCGTGAAGTTTGAAATCTTTGCCCTGACTAGGCTATATTGAGTTTCCGTGATATTCCAGTAACAGCCATTCTCCTTTACAACATTGTTTCCGTTTGGGCTTGAATTGCCTTCGCTTTCGACGACGGCCTTTTCAACCTTGATTCTTGGCAGAGAAAGAAAGTCCTCTCTGGTCTTGCCGTACTTCACGAAAAAGTCGGTGAGGTCCTCCTTCTCCTCCATGAAGTCGGGCCACTGAACGGCCTCCACCAGGGACGCGCTTTCAAGGAGACTCGCCCCGGCCCTTTGCCCCCCTTCCCTTCCCGGTTCATCATTGTCGTATGCCGTGATGACGTGCCGGCCCTTGAATTTCTGGTTAAACTCAGCCTTCCATGTGCCTGCGCCCGTGGTTTGAGTGATACACCAAAGCCCGTGCGACAGGCCGCACAGATCGTCAGGCTCCCCTTCGCACAAAATGATGGGCTCGCCTTCCGGCGCCTCTTTTAAAACCGAAACCGGGTAAAGCCGGGCCCGGCCGAACCCCTTTTTCCAGGACAGAATTTTTTCTTCATCATCTCCGGCATTCGGCTTGTAGCGCCGGATGTTGACCAGCTTTTCTTTTCCATCGAAAACAGGAATGGAAATCCTTTTCTGCTTTGAAATGTATCCGATCCGATATTTTTCAATGACCTCGGCGGACCATCCCCTCTTTTCAGTCATGTAAGAAAGGGCGTCCGGCGTTATCGCCTTGACGAATCCGTCGACTACCTCAATGTCGATCTGCGCTTCTTTCTGTTTCAGCCCGTATTTTTCGAGGAGATCCTTATATGCCTCCTTGGTGCCCGTGCTATTTATCCGGGAATGAAAAGAGATGATGTTCCCTTCCCCGCATCCGGCATGGCATTTCCATTGGCTGGTCTTTAAATTTACCGAGAGAGAGCGATTTTTATCGTCATGGAATGGGCAGAGCCCTACAAGACCATTACTGTCGGGCTTTACATCTTTGACGTGTATGCGGAAATAATCTTCGAGCGGAATCTGGCCGATGATATCTTCCATTGAATCGGATTTTCTTTCTAAAATTTCATAGTATTCAATAATTTAAAAATTATTCCATATCATGACTATTCGGATTGGTTTCGGTTATCGTAGCGTTGCTCCCATAATTCGACGGATTCGAGCTTATTCCATAAATATTTACGGACGGCCCTGGTCATGAATTTTGAGCGGGTATAATCGTGAAGTTCGCAGTAGGCGTCTATCTCTTCAACAAGCCATGAAGGGACGGAAATGGAAATGCTTTCCGTGGTCTTTGGAAGCGACATGGAGGGCCTCCTTGCTATTTTTGAATGTCTTTGACAACCAACTCAAGGAGCCTTCGGCCAGGGGTTGGAATGCTCTCAGGGCGCCATCTCCACTCGTTGTATCGCGTATAAGACATCCCGATAAATCTCGCCGCGGCCTTGTGAGAACCCGTGTGTTCCTTGAGGAGTTGAAATATGTTTTTTATTTCCATGGCGTCAAAAATAATGAATTTCGTTATTTTTGTCAAGAAGAATTTCATGATTGCCTAAAATAGTCACCAAATTGATAATGGAGAAATGGATATGTCGCAAAAATTCGAAAAGACATTCGTCGATGTAATAGAGAAAATCCTTGACGAGTCCGGCATCAAGGCCAATGTTTTTGCTCAGAGGGCGTTTCCGGATCAGGCTAAGCCGGACAACAAATGGCTGCGCATGCGCAAAGGGTTTAACGACGGAAAGCCACAGCGGGTTACCCTGGCGGAGGCCTATCGCATTGCCAAGGCGCTGAACCACGATCTTGCTACGCTAATGTGGAGGGTGCAGAAGGAGTTGGAATTAAAAGAAAACTTTGAGCAGCCGAGTACGGTTGAGATCAAAAAAAAAGTTCGTGCCTGACGCGAAATAAGACGAACGATGTAATCCAATTTAAAAAAACCAACGCTATTTCCCCGAAAATTCTATTCATGCGATCACTGCCTTTACCCAAAAAGCCTTTATAAAAACTTCAAATGTCTGGGGTTGTAAAAACATGATAGAGCTTTGAAAAACAAATCTTCCATCCCTTTCCCTCCCACACACATCAAATTAATTAAAAATTCCAAACACAAAAATGACGAATGGAATCGCCGGTAAGTGTACTTTGTTCCTTTTTTTTTGAAAAAATAATGAAATTCGTTATTTTTTTGCTTGACAACAATAACGAAATTCGTTATCCTTCCCACCATGAAACGGACCTTCACCCAATCCGAACTCTCCACATTCAAGCTCTGCCGGTTTAAGCATTACCTGAAATATGAGCAGGGATTGCGCAGGCCCGGCAGGTCCATATCAGCCCTCCTTGGCCGCGCGGGGCATGCAGGCCTTGAATCCCTTTACCTGGACAGGGACCGTGAAAAGGCCATTCGAACGGTTGAGCGATACTTTGACGATTTTTATGCCGAACAACTGAGCGTTTCCCGCTGCAGCTCCCCTATTTACGAAAAGTGGAAGGATACCCGCGATCTCACGGTGTCAATCCTTTCCCATTACTGCGACGCCTACGGATTCGGCCAAGGCAAGACGCCGGATCCGGATCCATCCTTTAAGGTGTTGCCGGGGATGGTGGAGGTCCCCTTTCGGGTTCCGATCGTCACCAATTCCGGGCGGGCCTCCCGGTGTTTTGATTTGGCGGGCAAAATCGACCTCGGAGTTGATTTCGATCATCGTTATTGGGTGGTCGATCACAAATTCAAGCTGGACGTCAACGATTCCCTGCACGATGCGCTTCGGATCAGCTTTCAGATGAAATGCTACGTGCTGGCTCTGCGCATGTATACCGGCCTCAAGGTTGCCGGCGGATGCTGGAACGTGTTGCGGCGAAAGGCGGTAGGAAAGCCTGCCATCAATAAGAACGGCACGGTCTCCATGGCCAAGGTGGACACCACTCCCGACATTTACAGGGAGACGCTTGCGAGGCAAGACCGATTTCTCAGGGAGAAGACCGGGAAAGGGCTTGATTTCCAGAAATATGGAAAGGAGATGGACCGCCTGAAGGCCATTAAATGGTTCGGCCGTTATTTCTGCGAATACTCCGAGGAGGACCTTAAAGAAATCCAGCGCGAGATCTACGCCACGGCCCATATGATTCAAGACTGTGCCCGGTCGGAAGGCATGTTTTCTTTCAAGAACGACCTCGCCTGCACCATATTCGGATCCTGTCAGTACCGGAAATTGTGCCAGGGGATTTCTTCCGGAAACGAGTTTGTTTACGACGCCAATCCGCACACGGAGCTTCCCGAGGAAATAGGGAGAAAAAGGGTGTGGAACGGCTTTGCACTGGATTCCAAGAGCTCCCGGCTGATGAGTTTCGAAGATGCCTTTCAAGACATCCAATAGTTTCTATGAGAACTACATGGATGAAGCGATCAAGGCTTTAAATGTGGCAGGCGTCTTGATGTTGGACGTGCCCGAAGCGATTCGCCGGGAAACATTTAACCTTGAACCTTTAATGACGGCTGCGGAGGGAAAAAAAGACGTCATTAAATACATGGCGGTTGTAAATAAATGGAGGGACTTGTTTTTAACCTGTAAATCGACAAACCCAACGAAAGAAAAGGAGAGAAAACCATGGCAAAAGCAGCAGCAGCAGCAGAAAAAAATGGAGCAGTTGAATCTTTTGATGTAGCCATCCCCGTAGAGGCCGGCCTGCCGGTCGAGCTGGAGGACTACAGTGGATATGAGGGCTTCGATTCAAGCGACCTCATCATCCCGCGCGTAAAAATCGTTCAACCTACGTCGCGGAAAGGGACGCCCGGCAAGTTCAGTATGAATCTGACCGAGGAGGAATTCGAGGAAATGAGCGTCGTGGTGATCAAGGCGAGTCGCAGCCGGGTCCTCTGGCCGCCTGTTGATTCAGACATTGAAGAGCCCATCTGTAAGAGTTCGGATTTTCTGAATCCGGATCCGTCAATCCAAGCGCCCTTGAGCACCGTGTGCGCGGAATACGTGCAGAAGGGAGACCTGAAGGTCCTCGAAACGGTATGCAGCAAGGCAAAATGGATCAACAACGAACGGCCTGACTGCAACCAGGTCTACAACCTCCTCTGCCTGACCGGCGAGAATGTTCCCTTTTGGATTGCCCTCTCCGGGTCCAGCATCGGCCCTGTGAAGCGGTTCATTTCTTCAGTCGCGCTGCAGAGAAAAAAGCTGTGGCAGTTTGAAACGCAGATCACGACTGAGGAAAGAAACAAGCCGAGCCGTCATTATACGATCCGATTCAGCGCCCCGAGGCGCCTTGACGATGACCGGCTGAGCGTGGTTGCGGAACTGGTCGTCGCGCTGAAGAATCAGTCCGCACAGGTGGCACGAGACCTTGAAGCTGCGCCGCCTGACACGGATGGCGCTCCTTTTTAATCATCCTTAATCCGTAGAGAGGATACTCCTGTCATGAAGGCAATGGAAACCCTTGAAGGAACGATAGAGAACATGAGTAAGGCATTTAGGGACGGTTGGCGCATCCTGTCCGTTTCGCCGGGAGCAACGGTTACTGGATGCATTCCCGGCGGCGTCAACCCCGGCGACTATTGTTCCTTCAAGGGACGATGGCAGGAGCATCCCCGCTTCGGCAAACAGTTCAAGGCCGAGCAGATAGAGGTCAAGACGCCGAAAGACCTCCAGGGCATCCAGGATTATTTGATGTCCCATTTTAAATGGATTGGCCCCCAGACGGCGAAGAAGATCGTGGCCCACTTCGGTGAGGATCTTTTTGAAATCATCAAGACAAGCCCTGCGCGACTGTCTCAGGTGCCTGGAATCACGCCTGCCCGGGCTGCTGAGATCTCGAGTAAATACCAGGAGATCGAGGATAGCCGGCAGGTGGACATCTTTTTCAGCACGCACGGCATTACCCTGAACATGCAGGCGCGGCTTACTGAGGCGTATGGGTCCAAGGATGAAGCATACAAAAAGGTGCGCTCCGATCCCTATGCGCTCTCTGATGAGATTTGGGGCGTAGGCTTCAAAAAAGCGGACGCCATTGCCCTTTCCATGGGCGTCGAGAAGACGTCCCCGCGGCGGATCGAAGCGGGGATCTTCTACCTGCTCAAATCCGCTGAAAATGACGGCCACTGCTATCTTCCGGAAAAACAGTTGATTCGCCTCGCTGTCGATCAGTTGGGCGTAAATGGAAACGACTTTTTCCCCTGCCTTGAAAGACTCTATGAAAGGAGGGAATTGATCAAGGCAGGGCCTTCCATTTACAGTGACGAGATGCACGAAAAGGAAATCGCAGTTGCCAAAAAATTGTCCGCCCTGGCCGGATCCGGAAAACAGAGAATACTGAAGGACCTCACCGAAGCAGACATCGAGGCCCTGGACCCGGATCAGCAGCAGGCCGTGGAAAACGCTATCAATGCCAATATCCAGATCATTACAGGTGGCCCTGGCGTTGGGAAAACTCATTCTATCAAACAGATTATCAGGGCTCTTGGCAGCGACTGTAAGATAGCTTTGGCAGCCCCTACCGGCAAGGCCGCCAAGCGGATGGAAGAGGCGACCGGGAAGGAGGCCAAAACTATTCATCGCCTCCTTGAATACAACCCGCAATGGAATGACTTTGCCCGGAATGAAGGCTATCCTTTGGGCTGTGACACGCTGATTCTTGACGAGGTAAGTATGGTGGATGTGCATCTAATGCATAGCCTTCTTAAGGCGGTCACGCCTGAGATGCAACTCGTCTTCGTTGGCGATAAGGATCAATTACCGAGCGTAGGTCCTGGGGCCCTCCTGAGAGACATGATCCAGTCTCAAGCCATCCCAACGGTATTCCTGAAAACCATCCATCGCCAGGCCAAGGATTCGGGGATCATCCTGAATGCCCACCGGATCAATAAAGGAGAGCCCCTCCTTGAAAATGGGGTAACGGAAGACTTTTATTTCATCGAGGAGCCGGATGCCGACAAAATCCCTGGCATCATCCATGATCTTTGCATCGATCTTTTCAAGAAATGGTCCCCGGCTGATGTTCAGATCCTGTGCCCCATGAAGAAATCTTCAATAGGGACAAAGAATTTAAACGACGCTATTCGACCCGTCTTCAATCTGCGTTTCAATCAAAAAGAGAAAATCAGGGGAACCATATTCCACGTAGACGACAAGGTTATCCAAATCAAGAATAACTACAAAATCGGCATCTTTAATGGCGATATCGGATTTGTGGCAAGACCCCTGACAGACGAAACCTTCCTGGTGGACTTCGGCGGGAACCAGGTTGAATATCCGGTATCCATGGCGGACGAGCTTCAGCTGGCCTACGCGCTTACAATCCATAAGGGACAGGGTTCAGACTTCCCGGTCGTCATCATCCCGGTCCACACGGCCAACTACATCATGCTCAAAAGGAACCTCCTCTATACGGCGGTCACGAGGGGCAAGAAGCTGGTTTTCCTGGTAGGGACTCAAAAAGCGGCGAACATGGCCATTCGGACCCTGGACAGCCATAAGCGGTACACTTCGCTGTGCGAGCTGCTTGCGAAAAGTGGAGAAACACAAGGATGATGCAGCTTGGCCTCTTCGAAAATAAATCCTGCGCCTTCTTCCAGGTCTCGCAAAAAACCCGAGCCATGCGCTATTGGTCCCGAGAATACGATATCCCGATCATCAAAGATCCGGAGCTGATCCAGGATTTCAAAACCATATTCTTCAGCCTGCTTACCTGGCGGGATTTCTACCGGATCCCTAAGATCTACAAATTCAAAGGGAATACTGAATGGATCGCGGGCGGCAATGCCGTCTACAATCCTACGGCCATCATGTGGGCCATGGACCACATCGTTATCGGGGACGCCTTTGAGTCCTTTCCGCGAATCCTCTCCGGCGCCCGCAACGTGCCTGGTATGCTGAATTGCAAGCGGCCGGAGAACGTGGCCCCTGCATCCGAGCCCGTGTTTCCCTGTCCTATATCTGAAAGGGAGATCATCATCAGCACCGGATGCAAGCGGAAATGCCTATTCTGCATCAACCCCTGGCGCCGGCCATACCGGGAGGGCCGGAAAGAAGACGTTCTGCATTTCATTGCCAATGCCAAACACACCGGCCTCGCCCTGACCAGCAACAGCTTTGACGACGTGTCCTTTTCCATGGAGGCCATGAGGGCTCTGGTTCGTTGCGAGAAACAAAACCTCGCGGTATCCAACAGCTTTGCCGGCCTGACGGACGAGTTCCTCGACATGCACAATCACCAGGGCGTGATCTTCGTCGGCGTGGAGGGCTTCAGCGAGAGGCTCAGGAAGCTGGTAGGCAAGCCGATTCGGCAGGATGAGTACCGGGAAAAGATCATCAAGATGCTGAGACTAAAGAGGAACACGAAGCTGGTTTATCAGTTCAACCTCCCGACCGAGACCCTGGACGATTACGAGGAGTTCCTGGAGGACATGGATTGCATCACCGCAGGCGTAGGCTTCAGCTCTTTGGCCGTCACCTTCATCCCGCACCAGACCAGCCCGTTCACTCCGCTTCAATGGTGCGCCCCGCATTACAGCCTGGAGATGCTCGTTACCATTTTAAAATTCAGGCAGAAGTACGGCCTGAACGGATACATGAACGGCGTCAAGCTGTACGTGCCCCAGCCGCTCTCGTCCGGGAAGTGGTTTATGCAGATCGTAGGGGAATGGCTGCCGATCGATAAGGCTGCAACGAAGGCCCTTAATCGGATTTCCGAGAAGAATCTTTCCGTGGAGGAGATGGTTGGCATCCTGAAGCGCCGAGGCATCGACACGACTCACGTCTTTACGGAAAAGCCCGAGGATTACGCGTTTCCGTGGGACCGATACGTTGAATACTATTTTCCGAAACGACGGCTCTATGCCGCTTATCAATCGTCAGGGATCATGGAGGGGAATGAGAAAGGAGAGGGAAATGGAAGAGCAGGCGAATTACGGCAAGGAAGATGATGAAGACGAAGAAGAGCAGGGGGAAAGACAAGTCAAGAGCGTAATGACTGTCGTTCACTATGAAAATGGAGATTTCTTCGTTACCTTCCCAGGCGATGCGGAAGAGGCAACCGATTTAATCCTGCATGGCATTAAGGCGATCATCGATGCCGTGATTGAGGGGAGATGCCAAAAACAAGAAAGGAAATTAGCTGAGCTTAGGACTCTACTGAGCAGCATATCCAAACTGAATTGAGAAGGGTACGCTTTATGATGCCAAATTCAACATATACGGATCTCTCAGATTATGATGAATCCTGCGTGGCAATATGGATAACTCCTACCGACCTAAAGGTCAGAGAAATTGAAGGCAAGGAAAAAGAAGAAGATTTTGAATATTACGCTTGGAAAGCTGAAGAGATTCGGGTCTTAGCGAGACTGTCGCGCGGTCCTATCTTGCCGGCCTTTTTCTTCCTGGTATTTTTAAAGCCGTATCTGATTCGGAGGAAGATTCTCAGGTGTAATCGCCATGGAATAGGGCTACATATGGGAAAGAAATGAAACTGATAAAAGATATCTCACACAGAGACACAGAGACACAGAGAGGGGATAAGAAATGTCCTGGCAAGATTTTCCAATGATTACTTGTCCGTTGTGTGGCAAAGAATCACAGATAGATGATTATTGCGACTTTAAAGCTGGAGACTCATTTTATTGTCTCCGGTGTGGGAAACAACTTTATTTGTGGGCGATAGATGCAACATTAAGTGGCGATATTCAGACAGGGCCTCCGAGATAACTGATAACCATTATTTCCTCTGTGCCTCTGTGTCTCTGTGTGAGACAAATGCCCTACTGAATTAAAGCGGGAGCAAATCCCATGAAAAAGCGCTTTTGCCTTTATTGCAAACAGGACATATCCGATCTCCATTACAGCGTGGTTGCCTGCTATCGCCCTGAATGCCGGGAGAAATTCGAGGCCGACAGGAGGCTTCGCATGAGAGAATCCCAGCAAAGATATTATGAAAAGCACCTGCGCCATTTTTCCAAGAAGCCTGGAAGCGATAATTCAGTTCCGAGGAAAACGAAATATCGCATTTGCAAAAGGTGTCAAGGCGAAATTAAAAACGGCAATTGGTGGTTCTGCGAGGCCTGCGAAGGTGAATTATCCAGAATCAATCAACGAATCGACGGCGAGTGGCTTTATGTGTGATCAAATAAGGAAGGATTTTCCATGGAACCAGAAGTAACGATGCATAAAATTTTCGATTTACAGGTTTGCATACCTGAAGATTGGACAGATGACCAAGTAAAAAAGTTTGCCGATGCCAACGCACCTGCTGGGACGTGCAACGGCTGGACCATCATGAAGAAGGGCCATAAATACCTTGGCGGCGATCCAGAGCGCGTCGTCTGCAAAGACCGAAACGGTTTCGTTCATGTGCGCCTTGAATGCTGATAGTTTCTCATCGGTAACATCTTCTAAAACTGCCTTTTAAATTAATGGGAGGATAAAAATGCCATTACCGAAAAAATTCTACCTGGATGGTGAAGAAACATCGCTTGACATGTTGTGTATCAAAGAGCCGTCATGGGCGGCAAGTAGGATTCGCGCCTTGCATAAACAGATAGATGGAGCACGCGAATCTCATCAAGCCAAGGTTGATTTTATGCGAAACCAGATCGCCGACCTACTTGCCTACATCAAAAAACTAAAAGCTCAGAATGGGAAAACCCCCGACATATGATTTTTGATCGTTCACACCTCCTCAGAACGGCGCCTGCACGCGCAGCGCAGGCGCTTGCGCCGCGTGCCCGCTTTAGCATAGCAGGCGGGGCCCGCCCCCTCCCCTTGAGTGGGGGCTTTTAAAAAGCATTTGTAAGGAGCCATATGTCACGATACGCAGAAAACACCTCCGTATCAGTCGAAAAATCCAAGGCTGAAATTGAGCGAATCCTTCAGCGCTACGGCGCGGATCAATTCATTTCCGGATGGGACCAGGAAACAGCATATATTGGCTTTCGTATGGCCGCCCGGATGGTGAAATTTACCTTGCCTTTACCGCCGAAAGATTCAGATGAGTTTTCAAAGACCCCTGGCAGGCGGACAAAGCGATCCCCCGACAAGGCCCTCGCAGCATGGGAGCAGGCCTGCCGCCAAAAATGGAGGGCCCTGGCCCTGGTCATCAAGGCGAAACTCGAAGCGGTAGAGGCCGGAATCACTCAATTTGAGGATGAGTTTTTGGCACACATTCTTTTGCCGAACGGGCAGACGGCTGGAGAATTCTTGAGGCCGCAGATTGACATTGCATATGAAACTAAAGCAATGCCTAAATTGTTGCCGTGGATAGCTTAATTACAAGACAAGCTCAACGGGGAAATGCCTTGACGCCACAAATCGAATACCACAACCCGACTGATAGTCTCGGCAGATGTCATTTCACATTGTTCTGGATAGCCGATTATCACCCCGGGCACCCGGAGGGTGAATACCGCAACGCCCAACGGGGTCAATGTTATTTCGCAGATCCGAAATCTTACCGATTTCCAAGGCCGGAGGACTCCAGAGAAACCCCTTGACAATTTCCTCCCAACATAATTTCATGATCCCCCGGAGAGGGGGTGAAATATGCATGATTGGCGGGATTTATGAAAACAAATCCGGTAAGGGATCGCGGTATATCCTTAGATTCAAGGAAATTACCCGGAGAGGCAATGATTATGGCACGTTAGAACGAATGCTCACGGGATTGCGGTATAAACTGGACGAAGGATCCTTTGACCCTCGGGATTACCAAAAAAGCCAACCGTTATCTTTCTTCAAAAAGTCTGAAGAATTTCTCAAACACAAACGAAAGCGCCGAAGCTACGGACATATCCGAAAACACATCGAGTATGCCCAGGGGTTTTTCAGCGATGTCAATGTTAAGTCGATAACCGTTGGAAATGTTGAGGATTTCGAATTGCATCTCCGAGAAACAACCAAATTGTCAGATAAGACCATTGCCAATATCATGGCGGATCTGAGGTCTTTCTGGAGATGGCTGGTTCGGAGGGAAAAAGAGGTTGAACCCGTCGAGTTTCCCAAAATTGATTTTGAACTTGGCTGGCGCAACACAATCCCGAAAGAAACTCAACAGGACATTGTCAAGGAAGTCCATCGGATCTGCAGGCCTGTGGACGTCAAAGTAGGCATCGCTATTGAATGGCTGGCACGCTATTACAGCATCCGGCCTGTGGAGCTCTTGCACATTCAGGAAGGAGACTTTGACTTCGAACTTGGCGGGGTGCGGATTCGGTATAACAAAGAGAAGAAACCGAAGTGGGTTCCAATGCTTAAGGAAGATCTCGAGCTTGTGCAATCGTTCCCCGAGGCCCTGGATAAGACCTTGCCATTTTTCCGATATAAAGGGAAGCCCTATGGCAGGAAGCGCCTTTACAAGTGGTGGAAACGTGCCTGCGATAACCTGAAGATTGAGGGGGTGGACCTCTATGGCGGCACCCGGCATTCAACTGTCAAGGCACTCAGAGCGCTGAGAACCCCCGAAGAAATAAAGCGGGGGTCCATGCACTCCACCAACAAGGCTTTCGATCGATATTATAAGGTCGAAGATGACGAAGCCCGCCAGATTTATGGTGATACGAAGGTGATCATATCTTCGGATCACTCCAAAAAAGCTAACTCGTCAAAATCCCTAAGATAAGCTGGTCGGGACGCGGGGATTTGAACCCCGGACCCCCTGAACCCCATTCAGGTGCGCTTCCAGGCTGCGCCACGTCCCGTATAATGGCTTCTATTTTATAACACCCGCCCCCTTTGTCAAG